TTGTACTTTTGCCGGGGACGATGCTTGTATTCGCCCCTACAAAGCAGCCGAAAAAATAATAAAAAAATCTGCAAAAATCCCTTGACTTTTCTGTCAGTATCCCTTATAATAGTTCCTGCGCTGGTCGTGAGGTGCACGTCACACAACGCCGCGCAGGCTGGGTATGGCCCGGTAGTTCAGTTGGTTAGAACGCTAGCCTGTCACGCTAGAGGTCGTCAGTTCGAGCCTGATTCGGGTCGCCATACGCTGCTATAGCTCAGTTGGTAGAGCGCATCCTTGGTAAGGATGAGGTCAGCAGTTCAAATCTGCTTAGCAGCTCCAGCGCTGATGCCCACAGTGCAAGATACGCATTGTGGGCATCATTAGTATAGGGGCATAGCTCAGTTGGTAGAGCAGCGGTCTCCAAAACCGCGTGCCGAGGGTTCGAATCCTTCTACCCCTGCCATTGTACAGACATCCGAACCGCTGATAACGATAGTTGTTAGCTGTTCGGTGTTTGTTTTTACAGTAAAAATGCCGGAGGCGTAATGCCTCCGGCTTTTCTTATTTCTCCACTTTGACATCTATCCAGCCCAGATGCGCGTGTTTGATGGCGACGGGGAATACACCCTCTTTCGGGCGGTAGACCTGTGCGCCGGATAGCGAAATGTGGATGAGGGTCAAATCCTCCGTCCTGTATATCATCGCCTCACCGCTTTGCCCCACGGCCCGCGCAGTAGACCGCTTGAGGGTGCGCAGATTGTTAGATGACCCGATATACGCCCCGGCATCATACGGCCCCGGACGAATTGCGCAGTAGGTCATTTGGAGATCGCCTCCTCTACCTTATCGGCCAAACAGTCATACCGCTGGCCAATGCGGAAAGCGGGTGTAGCGCGGTCATCATCTTTTGTGGAATCGCTCTCATTATACCAGCGGTTTGCCCGGCATTTCAGCGCCCTGCAAACAGCCCGCCAGTCATCAAGCGGCATAGTAATTGTGATCTCTTTCATGTTCAAGCCTCCGTAAATTTTGCGCTTTTGTTGACATTAGGTGCTCACAGCTTTTCAGCAAGAGGGGTGCCCTCAAACGCTTCTACAAGGACATCCCATTCACGCTGATATGACATGATGGGTTCTCCTGCGTATTTGCCAACTTCCGGAATATATCCGAAATCAGGGCGAACCGGGCGCATATCAGGAAGTCGCTTTTCAACGGGCTGCATCTGATTCAGCTGATGGAGAAAGTTGCGCATCTTCTTTTCATAGGTTTTCCGCTTCATTGGTTGTTACCTCTCTTTTGCAGTCTTTATTCTGCTTCGCTGTTTAGGTACCCAAACCAGCAGCTTTCGCAGCCGGTGAACTCCCTGCACCCGTCATCGTACACGTCATTCCATGGCGGGCATCTGAAATTCTTTTCAAAGACTTTTACCATGTTCTTTTTGATGTCCTCCGTGGGTTCGCTGAACTTCATTCCTTTTGTCAATTCTTGAAAAACCGTCATAATGTATCGTTCCTTTCATCTGATTGGCGGGTTGCAGCCGCCGTTTCATTCGATGATTTTATTATATAGTATATGCTTGCTATATACAATAGGCAAAGCTGCTAAAGATTCGGGAGAAAATGACAAGCGATGTTGTGCAAAATGTATATAGCAAGCATATACACGCAAGAAAACGCCCACAGGATGCCCTGCAGGCGCGATGCAAAGAGAATTATTGATTATCCACGATCAGCAACGTAATGCCGGAATCATCGTAGACATCGTGAATGATACGCTGAACCTTGTCCCAGTCACCGCCAGCAATGCCACATCCGATGCGGGCCGGGACACCCACGATGTCATAATCATTGAATACGGCATAGACCCTCAGCAGGTCAAGCGCCTGCCGCAGATAGTTGTATGCCGTCAGATCAAAAGACCCATCAACCGGGGCGGGGAACTGCGTAAACAGATTACAGATTTTCAGCTCCTCGCGCTTTGTGTCCAAAATCTGGATGCTACCCATCCACTCCGTTACGGGGAGCTTTGCGTTGTGGCGGCATTTCTCCACATAGGCGCTCTGGGATCCCGGGGTCAGCAGCGACCAGATTGCTGCCGCAATGCCCCCGCCCATTACTCCGAACGCATTTACTTGATGCGCTACGAGTGTAGCCTCGCAGTTTAGCACATCGCCTTTGATGTATTTAACCATTTCAGTTGTCCTCCTCGTCATCATCGACCATTTCTACATGATCGATATAAAATTCTTCATCTGGGCCAGCACAGGACGGGTCATCGGTGTACGCATCCTTTGCTGCCTGCTCATTCTCGGCCCATACGGTGGCCTTGCCATGGTATTCAATGCTGTAATAGGGCATCAGTCATCCTCCTTGCTATATTTATAGTCCCAAAAGCGCCTATCACTGTCAATAAAAAAGTCATCGACTTCCCACCGAGCATCGCAGGCTCGGTAATTCTCACAGGCGGCAGTACTTGCATCCATAGGGCCACTCTTGCCGCGCTTACTCCGATTGCTGATTGTCCCGTCTCGCCGCATTACATAGTCAAGCGAACACTGATATAGGACACTGACAACAATGCGACCACCGCAAAGCGGACAACACTTGATAGCTTTCCCTGTTTTCACTGTGCGGCCTCCTCAATGGCCTTGATGGCCTGCTTTGCTGCGTATCTGCCGTTGGCGGTATTCTGCCGCTGCCACGCCCCCTGAGATGGCGCCCAGCGGAAACCCCACTGCTTGACAATATCGCGTATCTCGGCGGCGGGTTTATCATCAAAAACCAACTGCACCCGCTCCGGGGTGATGCGCAGAACACCGCCCGAAAAAGTCTGCTCAGAATCACCTTGCGCCTGCTGTGCGTCCAGCACGGCGAGGCGGGAGCGCAGGCGGCGGATTTCAGCGCCGTTGTTATCCAGTGCCCATCGCGGATAGGGCGGCTCAGAACGCCCCGTAGACGCGCTCTGAGAGATCGATGCCGTGAGGCGGGCAAAACTTCCTTATCCGAAAGTCCCGGACAGCCTACGAGCGCCCCGTGCTTGCGCCAGTACGCATTTACAGATTTCATCTTTTCCTGCATGACCTCGCGCTCGGTGAGCTTTGCCTGTACGCGCTCCCGCGCATCGGCATCCATACCGCTGATGCCGCCGTGCCCCACAGCCCGAATCTGGTCAAGGATGCCTTGAATATCCCGCCATTCCCGCATGAGGGTGTCGTCACGGGAGAGTTGCTGCTGCTTCTTACGCACGGGAAAATTAGACCATCCGGCGACCATGACAGACGGGCAAGATGCCCGGTTGCGATTTGATGCGTTCATATTGTCAGCCAGTCGGCGGGCATAGCGGTCAAGCAGGTAGTCAATCTTATCCTGCTGGGCCTCGGTCTTGCCTTTCTTGCACTCCTCTGCCAGTGTAGCCGCTCGATTAACTTCTCGGCGGTATTCGCTGGTCGCTGATCCCTCAGCATAATCGCTGAGGCTGTTTGCCTGTTTGGCACGGCGAGCCGCGCTTTCGTCGATGGGGTAGTATTTCATGGGAAAAACCTCCTTATAAACTGTGTTGGTTTTTTCTTATCAGTAAAGCATTTTTAGGTAGCACTAAAATGCAATCATCCATGTGTTCAACAATTCCAGTCGCAAGATGGAGACGACCCTCAGACGTTTTCATGTAAAAGTCGCTATTCTTACCATATTCAAACATATCACCACAGCGTAAATCCTTATAACGCACCTTTCCGCTGTCATCCTCATCAATTACAGTGTTCGTGTTATTCATCGACCTGCTCCTCCTTATTTTTGTTCTCGGTATAACCGGATGTGCTGATTGCGGTCAGGATGTCGAAATAGGGAACCTCATCACTGCAAATCCAGATGACGCGAGCCAGCTCCGTGATGGGAACACCGCCCTTTGCCATTGTCAGTGCTTTTTCGTACTGGCGGACACTGCCGCAGGTGAACCACTGATATTTGTTGCACAGCTCGTAAATAATTGTTTCGTTGTTAATCATGGTGTTTTCCTCCTTAAACGTCCATAGCGAAGTGATGATATGCCATCCAGCGCCCGTTGCGCTTGAACAACTTGTAGAAAACGGTGAACATTTGACCCGTGCAGTCATACTGCGATGGGGTGCAAACACGATAATAGAGGGCATTAAATTCGGCATCGGCATCCTCTTTTGTCTTGGCTGTCAGAGTGATAAGCTGCCAGCCGCTATCGTAGTCAGCCGTGATGATTTTGACGCATCCATCGGGGCGATGGTAGAATGCTCGCAAATTCCGCTTGACGGCGTCCACATAACTATGGACGGATTTGCCTTGTGGCAGAGAGCGGAGAGCGTAGAGAATACGCTCATAAGACCTTGCGTCGTCAATGCTGGATATTTTCATGGCTTACCTCCTCAATCTTCATACGGGCACTCAGGCTCGGCGGCGTTCAGGTCGTGGATGACCTCAAACTTGTTATCGACCCAAATCACGATGCCATCTTTGGCGCTTGGCATCTTGAGAGCCGTGCCCAGATACATATACTTGGTGCCGTATCCGTAGAGGATTTCAGCCTCGGTATAGGTGAGTTCCACGCGGTAGGTGCCGGAGTGTGTGCGGGTCGCTTTCATTTTGATGTCCTCCTGTGCGTTGCCTTGTTTCTTTCGATGGTTCTATTATAGTATATGCTTGCTATATACGCAATATGCAGACCTAACAAAGATTCGGGCGAATTTCGGGGCCAGCATTGTGCAATATGTATATAGCAAGCATATATCCATATATGGTATCATATTTTAGATAGGAGGTGTACCCCAAATGGGCGCAAAATACACGGAGGCGCAGAAAGCAGCATCCCAAAAATACCTCGGCGAAAAGACTGACAGCATCCAGATCAGGACACCCAAAGGCACAAAAGAGCGCTGGCGGGAGGCGGCAACGGCGGCAGGCACATCCCTAAACCGCTATATCATGGACGCGGTAGAGGAAAAAATTGAAAAGCATCCCAAATGAAAAAAGCCCATCGGCAGACCATGAAATCTGCCGATGGGCTTTTTGCTATCCTGTGACACTCTCGCGCACGCGCGCGTATGCGCACTTGCATACATGGGCGTTATGGCGTTTTTAGGTGTATATTATACCATATATTATCTTTTTATATTTTAAGTGTCAGAAGTGTCATATATAGAAATAATAAGATGATATATCGCTAAAAATCCACATGACAAACCCACTGACACACAGCAAAACTACGTCAGCGCGTGTCGGTTGAAAATCTGACAGACTGACACTTGCCCCGGAAAGTGTCAGCAAAAGTGTCATGCGGCATATTTTGCGATACAACGAAAAAAAACGGACATCCCGCAAATAGGATGCCCGCGCAAGTGTCAGTTGGTATGTCGGTCAGCGCTCAGGGCTTTTTCTCGCTCTGGGTACCGAAATAGAACGCCACTACCATCGTGGCGATAGTGAGAAACTTATCCGGCTCGATGCTCCCATTGATGGACAGCACAGCCAGCACCGCGATGATAACCAGCGTGATGATGGTTTTCACCTTGAGCAACGCTGCAAGGTTTTTCCAAAAATCATGCACCGGGGAGGTGTTGGGGGTGGTATCCTTGGTAGCGGTAATTTTTTTGTTGTCCATGACTTATCCTCCTTACTCGGTTTCGATGCGGATGGGCAGCGCCTTGGCCCGTTTATAGAGTTCCGTGCCCGTTCCGTTGCCACCCTGACTGTGGTAGCTGTCGTATAAGTATTTCAGATTGTTCAGGTCATCCTCGGTGATGTACCCGCGTTTGATGCACAGACGGCACATCTGATAGATCCGATCATGCAGCACCGCCAGATTCCCTGTGTGTAGGTCGTTGACCGTCTTGCCCATCGCAGTCAACTGCCCCTCCACGGCATCCAGCCGGGGAGTGATTTGCTGAATCTGTGTTTTAAGGGCACTGATTTCTGCGTTCTGAGCTTCTTCGGGGGCTTTGTGCTTTTTCCATTTCGCCAGCAGGGTGTCCCATGCCTTATCAATGGCTGTAAATGCCGTAGCTACGGCGACAACGGCTGTCACGACCTGCCACGGGGAAGTGATGACGATGTTCCACGACTGCATTGGATTTACACCTCCACGATAGGGATGCCGTAGGCTACGGCGGCATCGTGCTCAATGCGGCATCCGCGATAATCCTGCCAACCGGGGGCGAACACCACAAAATCAGCGGTACCCAGCAGCTTGATGCTCTCGCCCAGATACCACAGCGGCGTTGCGTCAGCCGGGGCATCCTCGAAAAAGGATTCGATGACCTCGATTTCCTCATGGGTTTTCATGTACACGTCGGCGATCAGCACCTTGCGCTCTTTGAGGATTTCATCATCGGTCTTGCCACGCATCGGCTGGGAAATAAACAGTTTCTTCATGGCTTTACCCCACATACTCCGAAAAATATTTGTCTTTCAGGCCCTTGGTCTGCGCCAGCGCGTACATCCGCATAGCGTCCATGCCGGTGAGGGTCGCCGCCCGCATGAACGTCTTGCCCTCGGTGTCCACGGCCAGCTTGACATACCGATCATCGGCAAGGCCGCTCTCAACGGCCATCGCGTCAAATGCCGCCGCCTCGGCGGCTGTCAGCGGCCCAATGAGCATTGCCTGAATAGTTTTGCCCTCCTCGGCGGCGGGGGCCGTAGAGGGCGTTTCTGCGGGGCTGGCGGCGGGCTTTTTGTCCGCGTCCGGGATGACAACGGAATGTTCGCCCTTGTTGAACTGATACTCCTTGCCCGTGGCGAGGGTATAGTCGCCATCCAGCCATGTCAGCGGATTGGTGCGCTTGCCGTTGAGGATAACCTCAAAATGCAAGTGCGCCCCGAAAACATTGCCCGTGATGCCGCTGTACCCGATGATGTCGCCCTCCTTGACCCGCTGACCATACTTGACGCAATAGCTGGACAAATGAGCGTACCGGGTCTGCAAGGTCATGCCCTTGTAGGGCGAGTGCTTGATGCGAACCATGTTGCCATAGCTCTGCATCCCGGTCTTGGTGTGCCCGTCCCAATCCTGCGTCTGATCTACCGTACCATCCTCGGCGGCGTATACCGGGCGCTTGTAGTTGGTGCCGATTTGGGTGCGGAGGTCTACGGCCTGATGCAAGCCGCCGTTGTTGTAGTACCAGCCCTGCGTCAGAACGTGGATGTCCAGCGGCCAGTGCAGCAAAACCTCACCATTAGACAGCCTCATATCCTTAACCCTCCTTTACCTGCGTAGCGGCCACCTTGGCCATCTCCGCATCAAACTCTTGTGTAGCTGCGGCCAGCTCCGTTTCCAGCGCGTTGATTTTGTCGCGCCATTCCTCGCGCTGCTGGCGGATAGGCTCGTACTCCTCGGCGCTCATAACGCCGTCGGCGTGTTTCAGTGCCTTATAGTCGGTATCGGTCAGCAGGCTTTTAAGGGCGGTGATTTCGGCATTGATGGTGTCGATGCGTTCAAGAGATTTTTCCATTGAATGTGCCTCGCTTTCGATTTTCGTTTGGATTTTATCTTCCACGGCATGATGCCGTAGAGCTTATAGAACAGCAAATCCGTACAATGAACAGATCGGCGGGCCTGCTTTTTCACAAGCGACCCGCGCCACGACATATAAGAGGTGAGAATCTGTTCCATCGTCATCAGTCCCGCTTGCAGGAAATTGAAAAACTTCTTGATTTTGCGGCGCTCCCGGATGACGCTCTCACGGCAAGGCTGCTGTAAAACCTTGCCGTTGGGTAACAGGGTGAATTTGGTTTTTAGGTAGGTAAAACCTCGGCGTAGCTTGACGATTTGCGTCTTTTTGGGATTCGGGATAATGCCCTTTTCAGCGAACAGCCCAAACAGCAGGCGGCGAAACTCTATCAGCAGTTCTTTCGATTTGTTGATGATGTAGGAATCGTCCATATAGCGGGCGAACCACCGCTGCCGCCATTGATCTTTGATGGTGTGGTCGATGCTGTTTGGGTAGGCGATGGCAAAAATCTGGCTGTCCTCCGGGCCGATATAAAGACCATTTTCTTTTGTTGGCTGGCCGTATTTGATGCGTTCAAGATTCGGCGCGTCAACAAAATTTTTCGCCAGAGCATTGAGCCGCTGATCGAGGATATGGCGGTCGATCACATTGCGCTTGAGATTATCCAGATTGATGTTGTCGAAAAAGGCGCGGTAGTCGATGAGCAGGATGTACCCGTCATTGCCGCCTGTTTCGCGGTAGAACTCATGCAGATGCACAGCGCACCGTTTGACTGCAAAGCTGATGCCCTTGCCCTCAAGGCTTGCGCCATTGTCATAGATCAGATTGCTGGACAGAATCGGCACCAGAGCATTTGTGCAGGCAGACCGCCGCACAACGCGCTCAGAGTAGTGCAGACTGTGGATAGCCCGCTTTTTGCCGCGCTCCACAATCCCAAAATGATAAAACCCTCTGCGGGTGTCGCCACCGCGCATGAGGGTTTTGTGGATTTTGATTGAATTTTTGAAATAACGGGCATTGTATCGGGCAACGCTGGCTTTCCACATAACGCCTTTGCGGGCGTTATAGTTGGCATCGACCAGCGAGGATACATCTGCCACCCGGTCAAAATTATCGTACTGTGCTATTCGTGCGCGGTGTTTGACCTGCCGCGCCGCCTTGCGACGCTGATAGCGGGCCTCGTGCCGCTCTTGTGATGTCATCTCGGAATGTACCTCGCAAAGTGTTATTGTAGGGGCGCTGTTGTGTACTTCTTTGCGATACCAGCCATGAAACCCGGTACTCGGCCATCTGCCGTGTGGCGCACGGTAGTTTAGCCTGTTGTCGCCGTCACGGGCCATGCAAGAAGCGTCCGGCTGATCGCGTCAAGATACCTATTTACCCGCTACTGCGGGAGGGTCGATAACTCCTTCCAATGATGATAAGGCTCGGATTTCGGTCTGCCTGTTGATTAGCCCAGCAAACCTACTTTAATACTGGCCGAGGATTCTCGTTGGAATCAGACGGGCGCGGACAGCCACGTGTTGGAGGCATTGTTGTTGTTCGCATTGCCGTTGTTGTTCACATTGCAGAAGTTGGAGGAGTTGCCGGAGTTAGGGGTAAGCTCCCACCAGTTGTTACGGCTCTTTTATACAGCTATCGACCCGATGACGGTCAACGGGGATAATGATGATAGTTTATCCCTGCTGCCTGTGCGGCCATCACGCTTAAATCATTTACAGCGGGCGCCGTAGGCGGCGCATTGGGTGTGTAGGTGGTCTGCGGTGGTGTCTGATACCGGGCATCTCCATTCGGTAGGGATGCTTTCGGCTTGAATTTTGCAGTGTCCGGGAATTTCGTATTATGCCGCCAGTCTTTCAGCAGCGTTTCCTCATGCTCTAACAGGGTGCCAATGTAAACCAACTGCGCGGGCAGTTCCTTTTGCGGCGCAATGCCCATGTCAAGCCCGGTGTTCAGCCGGGAAAAATGAAACTCATCCATGATGAATTGCAAACGATCAAACAATGCCTCACAGTCGGCCACGGCCTGCGCCTGCAATTCCTTGCGGCGGTGCAAAAGCTCATGGTCGAGTTTACCGCCGCTGTACGGATAGATGCCGTTCGCGGCGATGATGTGTTCCATCATCGTGTTTAGCAGATTCACGGTTGGGTAGGCGAGAATGGGTCGCCATTTCTTGGGAATGTACTTTTCCTGCATGACAAAGCCGGACAGGGCGCAGCGCAGTTCCACGGCGTTCTTGTAGAACTCCATTTCAGAAATGCTACGGAATCGGGATAATACGTTACTCATGGTTCACCTGATGCCGCGCCCACAAGGGGCGCGGGGATATTAGTAGGAGATTTACGAGATTCGGAAGCAGACGGGCGCGGACAGCCACGAGTAGGAGGCACCGACGTTGCCCGCATTGCCGCTGCCGTTCACATAGCAGAAGCTGGAGGAGCTGCCGGAGGCAGGGGTAAGCTCCCACCAGTAGTAACGGCTGCCACCATCACCGAGGCCCTTGATACGGTTCATGTTGTGGGCAAAGATGGGGTACTGGACAAACCCGCCGTTGGGGCATCCGTTGCCGCCCCAAACAGGAGCACCGCAGACCTCCATCTCGGTAGGCACCCACAGATTGCCGAGGTTCGTCCACGACCAGCTATTGTCGCTGTTCAGCAGACCGCTGGCCGAGTAGCGCTCACCCAGCAAGGCGCGTTTGTTGGCGATAACGGCCTTGAGTTCGGCAGGCAGGAAGTAGTACACGCCGCCCTGACTGTAGTCCACCTGTTTAACAGCGGGGTCTTTGCCCGTGCCGTTGGGCACCTGCATCTTGAGGGAGTTCAGGAACGCATACAGATGGGAACACAGCCACGGATGCTTGTCGCCCTTGCCGGTCACGGTGATGTTGTTCGTGCCAGCGGCGGGGGCCTCATCGAACGTGACGGTAAAGGTGGATGCGTCGTAGGTATAGCCGGTGACCTGATCGCTGCCCACAATGATGTTGTCGATGCTGTCCATCTGTTTCGTCAGCACAAACTCGGTCTTGCTACCATCGCCGGACAGCTTTTCCACGGGAATCAGACCGTTGTTGAAGTTGGCGAGATTGTACTGGATATAGGTGGGCCACAGGTCTTTGGAAATAAAGTCGATGTGATGGCCGACCTGCTGATCGCCGTACTTGTAGTAGGTGTCGATGCCCGCCACGACAGCCACGATGCGGGTCTTGGCGCTGTTCGTGCAGTTGAACGGGATGTAGTCGCCCACATGGATGCCGTAGAAGTTCCCGGCCTTGATGCGGGCCTGAATCCACTTCCACACACTGGTGTAGCCCTTGATCTCCTCCGCGAACTTCAGGCTCAAATCCATGCCGGGATAGCCGTTGTCGGCATTCATGCCGAGGAAAAATCCCTGATCGCCGGTAGCAGGGTCAAGGATGTTGTCGATAAAAACTTTGCTTGCCATAGGTGTTGCACCTCCGATTAGTAGTTGAATTTGACAGTCGTTTTATCGAACGTGAACGACTTTGCCATCTGGGCGGTTTTGGTCTTGCCGTCCTGCAGGTCGGCTTTGGTTGCCGGGTCAATCCCGGAATCGGACAGGGAGCCGTCAGCGGTCAGCGCGGCGAGGTTTCCCGCCTTGCTGGGTTTGGCCTTGACGGCCACATTGGCCCCGGCCTTGCCGCTGTCCGCGAGGTTGCCGTTGGCATCCAGAGCCGCAAGGTTGCCCGCTTTGCTGGGCTTTTTCTTGTCGGCCTTGCCGCTCAGGTCGATGTTCCCGGCCAGCTTTTTTGCATAGCGTTTAGCGTCCTCACTGAAAATGAGGGCGATGCGCACTACATCAGAAAGTTGCATGATGCCGCCTCCTTACTGGCCGATGAACTGGCCCGTTTCACCGGCGATGTAGATTTTGTGCTTGGCATCCTCAGCCAGCACATAAATCAGGCTGAACGGGGCGAAAACCTCGCTCTCGCTCATGCCGATAATGCCCTCGCCGGTGGTGGGCAGGGTTTCGGGTTCCGTGTCGGCAATAATCATCGCCTCGACCAACTGCTTGCCTGTCTTGGGGTCAGTGCCTACGGGTTTGGTGTTGACACAACGCATAAAATTGTCCTCCTATGATTTATTTCGACTTTGCAATGTTGAATTGCACAGTACCATTAGAAAACTGCACCGTTACGCCGCTGACGTAGGCGGGGAGCTGTGCATCGGGCACTTGCCCGGTCTTACTGTCCAGCGCCGCCACGCCGCCCGCCTTGCCCACGGTGTCCGAGGCCACGGCCTTGATAAGCGCGGGGGTGATTTTGTGCGGGTTGGTTTTGGTGTCGGCGGCGTGTTCCTGCAAGGCGCCGATGTCGGTTTCAAACCCCTCGCAGGCGGTTTTGAGGTTCTGGATGGCGTTCTCGGCTTTTGTGATGTTGCCGTCCGATGTGCTGGACTTGTTCGCCAGCTCATCAAGCGCCGCCTGCACGTTCTCGCTTTGCAGCAGCTTGACCGAGGAGCGGTTATACGAGATGCCGCTTGCCACGAGGTCAGCCAGCAGGGCGATAACGCCATCTTTTTTCAGGCCGTCCGGCATATTGATTTTGCGGGTGCCATCCGACAGGTAGCGGTGGTAATGAGATGCCTCCGCATAGTCACTGTCGAACGTCCGCTTGAAAAAGGTGCGGATGGTAGACAACAGCACCTTTTTGGTCGTGCCGCTGGAAACGCAGGGAAGAAAATCTTTATCGTTCAGCTCGGTGTTGGTCGCCAATTCGCTGATTTTTGTATCAGCCATGAATCATCCCTCCTTTACCAGTTGATGGTCAAACCGTATGCGATAGTCACAGCCGAGTTTTCAGGTCGCTCCGGCGCATCGCTCGGCAGCTTATACGCTGTGTAGGCGAACGGGATACTCGGTTGCCCAGTGTAAGTGACGTTACTCGAGTTGTACGCTTTCATCGTCCAAAGATTTTTGAAGTTGTTTGTAAGCCCTTTTTCAATCAGATAATAGGCATCTCGATAACTGTAACCGCACGAATTAAAGCTATATACTTCATCAGTTTCGGCGTTGTACATCGGCCCCATAGCCATCCATGTCGGCTGTGTCCATACACTTCCGCTGTTGTAATACTGCCCCTGACCCCAGTAAAAGTTCTTGTAGTAATATGCTCGATCTCCGTACAAAGAAACAAACTCAGAATCGAGCATTGTGGATTCCGTTGTGTCAACCGAACCAGTGGAGCAATCGTATTTATACAGATACAGTTTATGAAGATTCTCCGCATAATCAGGGGAAACACACGATATGGTAATGATGGATTCGCCTTGAAGTAATCCATAGCCGTTACCGTCCCAGTGTCCGTACCCGTACTGCCAACTTGAATTTTCTCGCTCGTGTTCTGTCTGCCAAGTGTTTGTGAAGTGGTTAAGCACCTGAGTTCCGTCAGCGTCAAAAATCCAGATGTCATCACGATAGCCGAACATATAGTAATAATGCGATGAACCATTTATATACTCGTATCGTCTTATGGACGACCATCGCGTAAGTTTGAGGCAAAGGTGCTTGTTGGTAGGGTCATAGTTCCAGCGACCAAAGTATCCTTTACTGTCTTTGTCGTATTTTTTATCAGAAAACTCAGGCTCAATATTCTGGTATTGACTGTTATCAGGGCGGTCACATAAATCGAATACATTTATCCGCTTGCTCGTTCCGTCAGGGACGTTATACCGTGAATAGATTTCAAGGACACCATCACCGCCAACATTGTTAGATAACGAAGTTGAAGGTGCATAATATAAACGCTTTTCTTCAATGTCGTACATACCTCGGCCATCACCGCGCGTCCACTGGTACACGAACGGCGCATCACCTACCCCTTCACCATGCTGCGCCGTTAGACCAACATAGCCGATTTTGCGAGGAATTTGGGTAGATAGAAAATCGTACACATACATATTTGTGACATGGTTTGCAGAAATACGGTTCTGAAAGCTGTCTGTGCTACGATATGCGCCACGATAAATACCTGTTGCGGTGGAGCCGATATTGCCATAGCCGCAAGGAATACCGGGAATGAAAGGCAGGGACGGGTCTAAATCCATGTTACCGCTTGTGAGCAGCATCGTTGCTTTCAAAACGCTGCTCTGAAAAAGTGCTTGATTGAGCTGATAGTCAAATACGTGGTTATCGCCCTCGATACGCTCCAGCACTTTTCCAGTCACGGGGTCTGTGTAGTCCACCCGGCAATGTCCTTGTGCAAATACCCGCCGACCCTGCAACTCAGAAATATCTTTCACGCTTTACCTCCTAACTGTATTTGACAGATACGGTGTCACTACCCACTGGGTCATTAACATAGGGCATCGTGCCCGCGTCTGCATAATTAAATGTGTGCATCGGCGAATAGTAGTGCGAAAAGGTTTCATCGCCCTCTTGCCCGATGCGAGGTATCTCACCCTCGTCATCCAAAAAGCCGGGCGTATATGTGCTTTTTCCATCCAGCCAAAAAATAGCTGAATACTCAGGCACGGACAGCCCAGAATCGTACTTGACCCACGAACTGTTATAACCTGTGACAGCAATCCATCCGTTGGTTGCTTTGGAGATGGGGCAGTAGATTTTATAGGTGGAACTGTCTACCGCCTCAATGTCCGTAGCCTCAAGTTCGCCGATGTTACACATGATGCGCGTGGACAGATGGAACATTGCCAATGTCAGCCCAGACAGCGGCAGCAGGTAGTCGATGTAGAAATAATCGTAGTTGCCCTCGTCGTTCCAGCATTTGGGGGTGGCCGTGCCGTAGCCGCTGCTCCATCCTCTTAGGGACTTGCCCACGACGAGGCCCTGTAAAAAGCTGTTCTGGTCGTAGCTCATTCCCAGACCACCTCCGTGATGTGACCGTTTTCGTCCTGAATGGATGCGATGCGGCCCGCGCTGTCGAATGTGACTTTGTACTGCTGCGTGTCGTTGCCGTCGATGGTTTCCTCAAAGGTTTTATCGGCGTTGATGTGAGAGAAGTCAAACCGTAGCGGCTTGCGGGTCTTTTGCAAATCGATAAAGCCATCATCGGACAGCGTGACAGCCAATTCCTCGCCCTTTCGGGTGGTATATCCCATCTTAAAGCTGTCCGTGATCTTTTCGATGCGGCCCTTGCCATTGTCGCCGTAGCCAGTGCCACGACCCCATGTCTGCATCGGATTGTAGGGAATTTCGCCATCGCCGGACATACCAAACTTGTACTCAGCCATGACGGTTTCATCATACACATAGATATGGCAGGGGAATCCCGTGTTTTCGGTGGTGGTGAATACCTGCACACCGTTAATAAGGGGATAGCCCTCTGCGCTGATCTCCGCCCCGGCGATGTCCTTTTGCCAGTACAGCAGTTCCCCACGGCGGTTCACTGCTTGTGTGTAGCTAGCTGTGCCGTTGGCTTCGCAGTCGATGAACTTATAATCCTCGGTCATGAGGATTACGCCGTCCTCGGTCAGCAGGCGGTTGTACATACCGGCAGGCGTGGCCGAGATGAACTGCATGACCTCGCCCTCGATGCGGATATAGCTGTCATCTGAGGTGTCGTGCAGCAGGTATTTTTGGATGTGCCGTGCCGTTACAAGGCGATCAACGGTCAACTCAGATACAATACCGTTTTCGGCGTAGAGGGAGTTTGACACGATGGCATTTGCGCCGAGGGTGCCGTCCATGACAAAGGTTTTGCGCTCTTTGTCGTAGTACAGGCATTTTTTGCCGGTTTCATCGGTAAACTCCATGCCGTCAGCATTGAACTGAGCATAACCGCCGCCGTCCATTTCGGAGCGGAATCCGTACCGCTTATTGATGCTGTTGCCGTAGTATTTGCGATTGGTTTTTACCGCCTTATCGTCAGAACCCGCCGTGACGATTTCATAGGGGTACTCGTCATCGGTTTCGTCGTCGATGCCTGCGGAAATGTCGCAAGGGTAGCTGACAGTGCAGTTGGCTTTGATGTAGTACAGCACGGCGCGGATTTTCTCGCCCAGCCGGGTTTTAAGGCCCACGGTATCGCCCAACTCAAGCGCCGGGTCAATGTATGCCGTGGATGCCTCAAATGGCTGGTAGACTGCGCCGTACATTGTGCCGTCAACGGTGTTGCAAAGGTCTTTTACGACCCCCTGATTTGCAAAAGGGCACTCAGCCGTAAGCGTCATGCCGGAATCGTCGCCCTCGGTGAAACTCTCCTCGGCATCATCTGTAAGGATGATGCGGGAAATGGTGCGGGCACTGCCGATGTCGGCCAGTGTCTTATACGCCCTGCCGAGGCTCTGCGCCATTTCGGCCTCCGGGGCGGGGGATGCAATGGGTATGAGCCGCAGCTTGCCGCTGTCGCTCATAACCCAGTTGCCGCCGTTGCAAATCGCAATCCACGACAGCACCTCCGACATCAGCGCATCCCCGTCGATGCTTTCCACAGTGTAGGCCTCGCCCCCATTGATGACCGTCCGCTCGTCCACCTCCACATCCATGATGCGGGCGATGTCGGCCACGATGTCTTTTTGGGCGGCGGGCCAGTCAAGCGAGGTTTTGTCAAGGTAGGTGCGCCCCGATTTCAACATCTCGTCCTGCATCGTCAGTACGATGGTGGATGCACTGCTGCGGCTCTTGACGTAGTAGCGGCCCTTGGGTATCCAGTCAGTGACCGTCTGCTTGTCAATGGAGGTGAGACGGCAGTATGCCCAGCAGGGGGCAGACCGGGGAATCGTGACCCCATCAATGGGGATGACTTCGGCGGTCATTTCTGCCGAGCATACGCGCCCGATTAAAGGTTTTTGCAAAAGTCGCTGTTCAATGGTCGGCACACCATGCAGATGCGTGGCATCATAGTCGATGCCCGCTATCTGCAATTTGTATTCGACCCGGTATTTGCCGGATTCAATCAGCGCCGCCCAGTTTTCAGGCCGGGTCTGCATTAGATCAAATCCTCCTTAACCGAAATGAGACTGAAAGACAGATCATCAAGGAAAATCGTGCCCGTTTCCGGGTCGAGGCGTTCCAGCGCGGCATCCACGGATGTGTTGTAGAACAGCCGCTTGCAGAAACCGTCTTTCAAGTCGGGGTAAGACACCTCAACGCCGGAATCGCCGCCCTGCAAGTCGGCCTCAAGCTGCTGGGCCATATCCCACGGGATAGGCCCCATCTTGATTTCGATTTTGCGCTGGTGGGATGTGACGTTGGTGTGCATCGTTTCGGCGGTATCGCGGCCCGCCTTTTCGTCGTTGGTGTTTTCCCGGCTCCACTTAAAGCCGGTTTTTTGCTTGATATAGGCGGTGTAATCATGCCCGTTTATCACAAGCATTTGCGGTTTTTCAGCCATGATTATGCACCTCCGAATCCGATAAGCGTAGATTTTTGCTTGCGGGTAATCATTTTGGTAAGAGCATCCATATCAATGTTGATGTTGAGTGCCCGCAAAATGGTGATAATGGTGGTAAGTGCCTGCTGCAAGTCGGACAGGCGCTCGTCGATGCCGGAGAAGTTGTCGGACAGGGTGGCGCTGGCATCGATCTCCGCGCCGGATGTGTCAATCTTGGTTTTGTACGGAATGACTGTGCCCGCCGCGATGTCGGGGATAGCAAGCTGCCCCGCGCTGGCGATCATGTCGGAGATGGCCGACATGGACGGCAGGCTAAAGCTCATGCTGGAAAAATCCAGCCCGGAGGTCATCTTATCAGCGAGGGAAGCGATGCCGCTCAGGACGCTCGGTTCCTCGGCCCGCAAGCCTTTCAGCAAGCCTTGGTCGAGGTAGCGGCCGATAGCGGCCCAGATGACAGACGGGGAATGCACACCAACTGCATTTTTCATCGTATTGGTGAGGTTTTGTGCAAGGCTCTGCACCTTGGATGTCAGCGCGTGCCATGCGTTTTCAATGCCGTTCTTGAGGCCCTGCACCAGATTGGTGCCGATGCTCGTCCATTCGGACGATTTCGCCATCAGACTGGATTTCAGCGCGTTCCACTTGCTTGTGACCGTTGAGGTGATCGACTGCCACTTGCTGGATGCCGTAGTCTGGACGCTCTGCCATGTGGACGCTATCGACGTTCTGATGTTATTCGCCGTCGAAACAACGCTTGCCCGCATCGCATTGAATTTCTGTGTAGCCGTAGTGTGCATACTCGTGTACGTCGCCATCGTGTTGGTCTTGAGATTATTCCATGCGGTGGAAACATTGGTGCGTACATTTGCGGCAGATGCCGTCGCATCGGATTTGATTTTCTGCCACGATTCGCTGACAGACTGCTTGGCCGATGCCCATGCCGATGCCGTGTCAGCCTTTACGTTCGTCCATGCAGTGCTGACCGCCTGATATGCGTCTTGGGCCGCAGTAGTGGTCGTCTGCTTGATGGATTCCCATGCGCTGTGAACGGTGTCATAGGCTTTGCCGCCGAAGTCGTACAGCGTCTGATAGATGCTGTCGTAGTTCAGCGCAATAACGCCGCCCAGTGCGATAAGCCCCACGGCAAGGATGCCCGCAGGGCCGAGGAAACTCAGCAGGGAAGATACGCCCGTAGCCGCTGCAGATGCAGCAGAACCGAGGCCAGAACCGAGAGCGCCAACCACACCCGCCATGCCGGTGCCTGTGGCCGTAGCAGCCCCGGCTGCCGCCGTGCCAATCTGCGACATCGGATTGATCGCCGCCATAACCCATTGCAGGGCAGACATACCCAGCGATGCAGCACCCGCGATGAACAGCGACTTGACGACCATCATGCCGACCTTAATAGCCAAAATGACCTTGCCCGCATTGGTGTCGAGGAATCCGGCGATAACGCCGCTCACGACGCGCCAAATAATTTCGGCCACGCGGGCGAATATACCGCCCCAGTCGATGTTGCTCAAAAATTCACCGATACCGCGTCCGAACGCATCCCAATCCGTGTTACGGGCGACATCCAGCATCATGTCCAGCAGACTGATAACAAAATCGGACAGCGCTTTGCCGCAATCGGCCCAGTGGATGCCCTTAAATGCCATATTCAGCGCGGTATAGATGTTTTTTGCGATGTCTGCCCATTGGATTTTATCGGCTAGTGTTTTTACGGTGGTAAAAACGCCGTTGATGGTAGCCGCCAATGCACGGGCGGCGGTATCAAGGCGCAGCGTCGAAAAGGCGTTGTTGATGAACATCGCAATGCTCGTGCCCATCTTTACCCAGATGCCCGGTGTGGTAACAAGCCCCCAAACGAAGTTGATAAGCGCGTTCCAGCCGTTTGCAAAGGTCTGGCCCAGCAAATCCCATTCAACATAATCGAACAGGCCGTTGATGGCCGTGCCCACGCCCCGGCCCAGATTATAGAAATTAAACTCGGTCAGGAACGTGTTCACGATGTCGGCGATGGCGTTCAGCCCATCGGCCACGGTTTTGCCTACCAGCGTCCAGTCGAGGTTATCGACTATGCCGTTGAAGATCTGAGCGATGTTTTTCGCCCATTTGACACCCTGCGGGCGCAGTGTACCGTTAATCCAGTCATCCACGGCCTTAAAGGCGGTGTTTAGGCCCGCGGCGATGATTTTACCCACGCCGTACCAATCGCCCGCCTCAATGGCCGCTTTCAGGCGGTCAAGGTAGTCTTTGACCGCTTTCGGCAGGATGTCATCGATGTTTTTAGTCTCGAACAGATCGCCCGTTCCGCTACCACCGCCGCCAGAGCTATCGGTCTTTTTCTGCCGCTTGTTCAGTTCGTCGAAACCGTAGACCTGTTCATTCAGGTCTTTGGCGCTCTTAGATGCCTTATCAAGCGATGCAGCATAGGAGCCAGTTTGCTTTTTGGCAACGGTGATAGTGGACTTGCCGCCCAGCAGGGCAAAGAGTGCGTTAAGGTAGGTGATGGCGGTGCTAATTGCGTTGATTATGCGGGTAAGCACCGGCTCTACCAACGATATGAGGTTGCCCAGCCCTACCGAGATATTCGCGGACAGCCCCGTTGCGCTGTTTTTGATATTCGACATCGACTTATCAAAGGCGGTGCTGAATTTCGCCAGCGCATTGATGGCATCGCCGACCCCGCTGAAAATCTGCGAAATGAACATTCGCTTGATGCGCGAAATCAGCACAGTTTTAAGGCTTGTAAGCTGCTTTATCAGCCCACTTACCGAATTGCCGGTAGCCTTGGCCTGAGAGTTGAACAAACCGAGGTTTTTTGCGGCATTTTTTATGCCGCCAGCTACGGACTGCCACGCCATTTTGGCGATGCTCTTTGCCGCATTGCCCGCCGCCGATGCGGCGTTGCGCAGTTCCCCGGCAAAAGCGCCGAAAAAGCGGGAGGCAAAGGACGCACCCGCCCCGGCGTTCTGTGTTTCATTGCCGAGGTTCTGCACGGCCTCAGCGGCGGTGCTGGCCGGGTCGATGACGATGCCGAGGTCAGCCGCCGCACTGCGGCACTCCTCCAAACGATCAAGGAGGCTTTGAACCGCCTCAGCCTGAGCATTAAACCCAGAAATCGCCTGTGTAGCATTTCCGTCTACGCCCTCGACATCTTGCAAGCCCTCGGCCAGCGATGCCAGCCGTGCTTGCAGATTGGCGGCGGCGCTCTGTGCTGCGTCGAATTTGGATGCAAAGCTGTTCATCTGCGCCGGGGTTTTCAGGCCGTTTTGCAAGCTCTGCGACAAGGCGTTGATTTGCTTGTCCAGCTTTTGAGCGGCGGCATCGGTGGCGTTAAGCTGAGAATCAAAGGACATCTGCACCGCCTCGGCTTTATATGCCTGCAACTGCGCGATGGTATCCCGGATGGCCTGCGCCTGTCTCAACCACTCAGCAGAATCCGTGCCGGACACAAAAGCCGAACCGTCAGCCTCCATCTTGGCCTTTTGGGTTTCGTAGCGCTCAAGGATAGCCTCGGTGTTCTCGATCTGGATGGCAAGGCGCTGCCACTCTTTGGAGTTTTCCTTTACGCCGAGCTGTTCCATCACATCGCGGCGGTTATACAGCCCAAACAGGGAGTTTTCCGTCTTTTGGATGGATGCCGTCAGTTGATCGTATTCGGCAGTGTTGAATTTCTGCTTGCCGAGGTCAATCAACTGCTGCTTGAGGTTCTGCGCGGCCTCCTCAGCCTTGCCCATTTTGATGTCAAAATTAGTAAACTGAGAATCGGTGTTCAGTCCACGGGCGAGAGAATCGGCAAGACCACGCATCTGCGTGTCCAGCCGCCCAGCGGAGCGCTCTGTAGCCGTCAACTGTGCATCAAGGGTCTTTGCCGCCACACCGTTGGACATCGCCGCAGACGCGCTCTGCGCCGCCTGCGCGGCTTGCTGGACGGCCTGTCCCTGTTGCTGCACCGATTGTGCCTGCTGCTGGACAGCCTGCCCAGCAGCGGCGGCAGACGCGGTCACGGCCTGATTGGCCTGCGCGGCCCGGTTGCCGTTGTCGGCCATCGCGCCGTAAATCTGCGCGGTGTTGGTGGCGATGTCCTGCAAAATCGGGACAACGCCGGAGAACGACTTCATCATGTCAGCGCCAGTGCTATTGATGGAGCCTTTCAGATTGTTTACTGCCTGTTCCAACTTGGCAGAGCCTTTTTCAAAACCGCTATTGTCCAGTTCGGTATCAAACTTCAACGAACCATCGGTATTTGCCATGATTTAATCGCCTCCTTTCGTCAATTCCGCGAACATCGCCGCAAGGGCATTTTCGGGTGTCGGGGCTTTCGCAAGGACTTTTACGGAGCAAAGTTCACGGTTTTCTTTTTCAAACTCTTTCTCGTAGGATTCCAGCTTTTTACCCCTCGACTTTTTCTGCCGGATTGTCAGCACCGTGCCCCATACAGCATTCCGATCAATGGACTGGAACCAGCCCATGAACGTCCACCAATGGACAAAGGGTAATGCCCGAATCTCCATGCCCGCCGCCTTATTGATGGCGGGGAATATGAGCTGTTCATCTTTGACCCAGTTCACAAGCTGGGCGCGGTTCTCGCGCTTGCCGGTATCTTGCGTGTTACAGCTTAAAAATTTAGCCGCCTGCTCATAGGCGGCTTGCACATCCTCGGTGGGCATGGATTCAAAGTCGGTATACAGCCGTTGCAGGCAGATATACGCCTTTTCCTTATCCTCTAAATCCGGGTCATTAAAGGCGACAAAGATTTCCAGCACATTGCGAAAATCTGCGTCAATACGGTATGCTTTCCCGTTGACCTCAAGAGTTGTCGGCAGTGCCCCGATCATTGCGCACTACCTCCACTTTCGGCTTGCTTTTCAGGTATTTACTCATACGCTTCTCGGATGCAGCCGTTTCCTCGTTGATGGCATCGGCAATCAAGCCGCCCAGCGCATTGATGACTTTGGTGCAGAAAAACTCGCCGCCCACGCTGGAAAAAGCATTGCGCTTGGCGAAAATCTGGCTGACCTCGTCAGAATCAAAGACGGTGTTCAGCTTGTCCAGCAGAATTTTTTCTGCGGCCTTGATAGCCGTCCATGCGGCATCGGAATCGCCACTGCCGTCTGCATTGATGTCGATACCGCGCAGCGGCTCGAAAACGTCATCGAAACTGTCCTCCATCTCCTTGAAACGGTCAAGGATGGACAGATCACTGGGGCGGATATGCACCTTGCAGATGGGCTGGTCGTAGCGGTTATAGATGGCGATTTCCTTAGTACCGTCATCAATGACGGCGCTCAAATTTTTGTGTGCATTCATGCTTTTTTACCTCGATTCAAAAATAAAAAAGAGGGCATCGACCCACTCGCCGCGAATCCTCGCAATGCTGTGTAGGTTCGATGCCCTCCTCTCACATCAGGCGATGTCGGTGATCGTTGCCTGATTGGTAGTCATGTCGTAGACGATGTTCTTCTTCTCCATCGCGCCGATGGGGTTGATGTTGTACGGGATGGCATAGCCCGCCGTGTCGCCGCCAACAGACTGCGGCACAATCCATGCGCGACGCACATAGCAGTAGCCGCTCATAGTCTGCTTTTCGGCATCGGCAGAGGTGAAAAATGCCTCAGCGAAATAGCCCAGCAGGTCAGATTCGCCGTACTTTTCCTGCATGGCAACGTCCAGCAGATGCTCGTACATCGGGCGGGAGGGGTCCATGTAGTAAGGGTCAACGTCAACCTCCGGCTCATAGCCGGAGTGCTTGAACGTGGTTTCGCCCAGCACGTTTTTGGTGGTTTCGGTATCGGGATTCAGCTCTTTGGACAGATCATCGTTGTCCTTACCGACTGCCTCCCAGCCGGAGGATGCGGCGGTATAGGTGATGACCAGCTTCATGCCCTCCGTGGGGCTGGTCGGGGCGGTGATGCCATAGGTTTTAAGATCAACGGTAGTACCGTTCAGCTTCCATGCAGTGCCCTTAGTGGCGTACACGAAAGTGTATTCACCACTGACACCGCCCACGGCCTTGCCGAACGTGGCGGCGGTAACGCTGCCCGCGCTGGCCTCAGCGGCTTCGGCGATGGGCTGACCCGTCCAAGAAACAAACAGCATCCCGCGATTGCGGTCAAGTTTTGCCATGTCTTAGTTCCTCCTATATGTGATTTGGATTTGAATTTGGTACTTTGCGCTATCAGAGCCGACCTGCGCCGGGTAAGCGGTCAGCGTCGGCACGATGGCAGTAACCCGACCCTCCTCTATGCGGGGGAAGTTTCGGGCATTGTTCTGCTCAATCATCCATGCAATAAGACCCGTGAAAAAGGCGAGGTTATCGGAGTTCTGCTTGACATCGGAACCGTAATTCTTGCGCGTGGCGAAAATATAGTTTTGTGTCTGCCTGTCCTCCAAAATGCTCTCACCCAGCACGTTCTCGCGGTATTTCAGCGTGGACGGCGATGCGTAGATAGCGTACTCGGTGGGATTCTCACTCAGATAATCAGCACCAAAGCGATTGTTTTTCGACAAAAGCGGACATTGACGGAACCACTGCCGCAGACCGTCAATGCTATTTGATACCTGCGACATTTTTTGCCTCCTGCAAGATGTCCTGTGCATGGTCGGCTTTCATCCGCTCTACCCAGAACGGCCCGGCCAGTGCATTTTTGTCTGTTTTATACTGGATGGCCCTACCCGTGGGCTTTTTCTTCTCGCCGGGGCGGGAAAAATACCGCGTCGGGATGCCGCTGTCATCGTCAAAAACCGGGATGTTAGGCCCGTAGACCTCGCCCATGTACATATAGTGTGCATAGGGGCCGGGGTAAACGATTAGGCCAGAGCCGATATTCGATGCGGCGTAGGGGCTTTTTGCCAGCATAAAGGTGTCGGCGGGGGTGTAATCATCACACCAACGAATAAAGGCGTTGTCGATGGCCTGCTGCACCAGCCCGCCTTTTTCAAGGTTTCGAGATGCCAGCAGTGCCGCCGCGCCGCCCCAGTCAAAATCGACTTTGAGCGTCAGCGACATCACGCACCTACAACTTTCCAATGCTGCGCCTGCGGGGCGCGGCGGTTGTCAGTGACCTGCAAGATGGTTGCGGCCTCGGAATAGGTGTCATGGATGGCGGCAGGGCGCAGACCCTCAGTGCCGACACCTAAAACCACGAGATCGCCAGCGGCCAGAGTAAAAGCGGCGGCAGGGTCATCGGCGGCGGCATACTGCTTAGGGGGCAAATATGCCTTGCCGCCGAAATCTGCATCAACAGGGATGCGGATTGTGACCTTGTTTGCCGCTTTCAGCCCTGTGCTGTCAACGGTGGTTGCATCAGAATTGAACCAGTGAACGCCCCGGATGATGGTACGCTCGTAAATGTCGCAATCCTGTTCCGGGTCGAATCGCCGATTGTAAAGGGTGATGGTATCATTGCAAAGCTGCATTTTACCTCACTCCTCTATACAGCAGGGGAACGCCGTAGTCATCCAGCTCGCCGTACAGCATATCCGCCGCAATGGCGTTCATCTGCTTGGCTGCGGCATCGGCATCCGGCACATTCCCGTGGTTTTCGGTGTAGCCATCCGTGTTGAACGATGTGACCGTGGGCGATGTAACCTGTGCCACGGCACCGACAACGCTTTCCATCTGCGCCAGCGCAAAAACGCAGAGCTTGACCGCCCTCGGAATCTCGGCCATGTTCTGGACACGGGAATCCGTCAGACGGTCAATGCGTTTTCTGCAAGCACATTCCAGCGGAGGCCACGCAGCGGCATCAACGGTGCCGCCTAAACCCTTGTATTCGTCAAAGGTGAGGTACATATCGTGTGCCATGTGTAAACCTCCTCAGCGGCCCGAAATCAGGCCAGAGACAGGATGCGGGCGATGGGGATAGCCTTGCGGGCGATGTACTGCTTGCCCTCGGCCTCGTTGGAGTTCACCAGTTCCCAGTTTTCGCCGTCCTCCAGCTCGTCATCGGTGGGAGACAGGCTCTTCATCTTGGCCTTGGTGAAGTTGATGCCGTAGGGGGCAAAGCACTTGCGCTGACGGCCATAAAGGGTGTCCTCGCCGCCGTTGGTGTGGGGATCACGATCCATCTCGTAAGGCACCTTAGCGCCGCAGTCGGTGTACTCGATAGCACCGTCGCCCAGAACGTAGGTAGTGTAACGGGTCTGAGACACCTTAGCCACGCCTGCGGTGGTCTGGGCGGCAGCGGCCTTGACAGCGCCGGAAACGGTCACGACAGGCAGCTTGCCCTCGCCGCCGAAAATCTGCTTGAGGGTAACGACAGCACCAGAAACGGTGACGATGAACTTGCCCTCGTACTGAGCAGACAGCACAGTTTTCAGCGCCTGAGCCTCGGTAGCGGTATCGCCGGTCTTGAGGGTCTTGTTGGCGGTGGAGGTGGATGCGGCAAAGGTATAGGTCTGACCGTCCACGGTGATGGTGTTGCCATCGGTGCCAGCGGTGCTGACAGTGATGGTGTAAACGCCCTGCACCTCTGGGGTGGTGACGGTTTCCACGGCAGGCATGGAGTCATCAACCAGAACAGTGCGGCCATTCAGGGTGCCGATCTGCAGCTCGCGCTCGATGCCGTCCTTGTCGGTGTACTTCATGTACGCCAGCAGCTTGAGGTTTTCGAGGCCGGTAGCAACGGCAGAGTGCATAATGGCGAGGCTGAACGCACCCTTGTTGTCGCCGCAAGCACGCTGCATGGCGGTGTTCAGAGAGGTGCCGTCCATCAGACCCAGAGCGCCCTCGGAGTTGGTCTTGCCCGTGACATCGTAGGTGTGTTCACGGACGAACTTCACGCCCTCAGCGTCTTTCATGGCGAAAACGCCGGTCAGAATCTTGATGATGGTGGCCTGATCGACTTCATCCCAGTATTCGCCAATCTGAGCGGCGACATCGGCGAGAAAATCCTCGCCGCCGGTGATGTCGTAGGAGAAGTCGCGCTCAGTCCATGCCTGTGCGCGGCCCACGACAACGCGGGAGTGGGAGAAAGTCTTGGTGTTGGTGGCGGTGATGTTTGTGGAACCGTCGTAGTTCTGAGGGGCGGTGCCGCTGATGATGCCACGCAGGGGGATGGTGACGTAGTTGCCACCGACCTGATCGCTCATGGACTGCGCGATGTCCTGACGCTTTTTGATGGCGCGGGACTTAATCAGCTCGTTGCGGTTCAGGTTGGGAACGCGGTCAACATACTGCTTAAACACGTTACCATTGAAGTTTTTGGAATCAAAGATTGCCATGTGGTTATGCCTCCTGTTGAATTTTTAGGGGTTCGTCGGGTGTAGCTCGATTAGTTAAAATCGGGCACGAAGTTAGGATCGGCATTTGCTGCCGCCATCTGCTCGGACAAGCTCATTTTGTGCGGGTTTCCATCGGGCTTTGCGGGAACCGTGATAGACGGGCTTTTCTTAGCCGGGGCCGGTTCATCAACGACAAAACTGCCGGGGTCGTCGGTTTTGTATCGGGTCAGAAACTCGTCGTAGCCCTGCATCTTGCCGTTCTCGTCCTGCTTAAACTGTTTGGCGATGGCATCCGCGATAAACTGCTTTTTCGCGGCATTGGAGCTGAACTTGACCTCGCCCGCCTTTTCGCGGATGGCAAATTCATACGCCTGTGCGGCGATTTTCCGCTCCCACTCCTTGCCGTCATTCTCGCGTTGCTGACGCAGTGCCGCGAGATCGGACTGAACGGATGCCAGCTTGTCCGCATCGGTCTGTGCGGCGGTCAACTTGGTCTGCAATTCGGCCATGTCGGTGTCACGCTGCTTGACCTGCCCCTGCAGGTCGGAAATCTGACCCTGCAAGCCTTTGACCTTGGAATCCATCTTATCGCGGCTGACGTAGGAACCGTCCGCGATATTGGCGAGTTTCAGGCCCGCCGCACTGATCTTTTCGGTCAGCTGGTCGTAGGTCAGTGCCTCGCCCTCGGAAAACAGATTTTTGAGCAATTCCATAAGATTGTCCTTTCGCCGCGATTGATTTAGCTTATAATCGCGCGGCCACTCCGCGCACGTCGCGCCATCGCATTTATTTCCCTGCAATGCCGGGTATTTATTTATCAGCCAAAAACGGCGTGATAACACAGAAAAAGCGCCATTTCAGGCGCTTACCTTTATGGCCCTAAAGCCATCCACTGCCATGCGGTCACGGCGCTGTGACAGCCCGGATTGCTTGGCAATGAGATTGTATCGGGCGCTTAGGGTGTTGATGTGCTGCTGTGCCTCACGACGCAGGTCATCGTCACCAGCGGCCCGCGCGGCAATGGCAACGTCTTTCCAGCGGCGGGTATCGGTTTCAATTTTTCGCATCATCTGCGAACACTGATAGAGGGTCAGACCCTCTTTGTTGCCGATAGTCACACCTGCATGATTTGACATTATCCATGCCGCCAGTTGGTGGTCGGAGTATTTTCGCACCGAGTATTCGGTGCTGAATGGCGCGGCAAAGTGCCCGCAGTTCCACTCGCCGATAGGACGCTTGAATCCTGCAAAGTGATGACCGTCCACGTCCACGCAGGCCATGCCCGCCTGCATCTTGGCGTATTCGGCCAGCAGGAAAATGTGACCTTGCACTGGCTCATGGTCGGGGGCGCTGTTGAGATGCGCGGACAGCTCCACGGCATCATAGCCCAGCGCCTTGCCGATTTCATCGGCGCTGTGCTGGGCGATTTGACACGCCCCGTCAATGATGTTCTGACGGGCGGCGGTATCAAGGCGGCGGTGATAGCCGCTTGCGTATTGCACCTGCATCCCTGCCCAGCCTATATCTTTGATGGTCTGCCGCATAGCCGATTTGTAGTCGGTCATGCCGGTGGACACGCTCAAAATGGCCTTATCTATGGCCTGTTGATAGGGCACGGATACGGCTGTAGTGTTGGACAGGTTTTGCAGCGCCCCGGAGGTCTGCGCGGCGATGTTGCGCGTATACTGTATGAGCCGCTGATTCTCCTCACGGGGCAGCGGATGCGCCGCCAGCGCGGCTTTGAATCGCGGGTCGGTGAAGGTATCCTGCAAGGCGGCGTTGTACACAACAGCCATCTGCTGTTGTGTCAGCCGGGTTGCGGCTTGGAGCTTGCCGGAAATATCAGCAATATCTGCACCCATTTCCAGCATGATTGTATAGCGGTGTATACTGGTGGGGTTCATCTCGCCGATTTTCTTTATCTGGGTCGCTATTTTCTGGATGAAATACAGATTGACTTCATCCAGATTCGCAATCATTTTGCGAACGGCGGCATCAAGCTCTTTCTGGGTCAGCACGGGTCATCACTCCTCGCCGGGGCCACTCCCAAACGGTGTAGCCGTGTTGCCCCCATCCTGATCGGCATTGTCATTGTCCGTGGGAACGGTGACATCGCTCTGGTCGGGATTGGGCTGCTGGATAGCCATAGCAGCCTGCATTTCGCTGACCTTTTCCTGCTGGACTTCCTGCAAGGCTTTTTCGGCCTGTGCGCGGGTTTCACCAAAAAACCACATACGCATCTCAATTTTGCTCATCATGCCGTTATTGAGCATGAGGAGCCGCTGCTGCAACTGGGTTTCGGTGTCAGCGATAACGGAATCATCCCAATCGAACGACACCTCATATTCGCCAGCCGGGGCGAGATTGTACAGGTCGGCGTACTTATCCATCGCCCGCACGACCTCGCGCAGCGCACGCTCAAGAGCCTGCTGGTTGTCGGCAATGGTGGTATAGGTACGATTGCGCAGGATGGTCAACTCAGTGGCCGTGCGGGCCTCTGTGTTGGCATCGGAGAGGGTGCCACGGGCGAGGCCGGACTGATCTTCAATCTTCATCAAGATTTGGTTCAGACCGGCCACAATGGAGCTATCGCGCAGGGTCGGGGCGAAAACATGATACGTTTCATCAGTGCCCAGATCGACCGCGCGGAACAGGCGCTCGTTCAGCTTGGGAGTTTCCATAGCCTTTGCGCCGTTACGCATAACACCGTCAATGGGTCGCAAGGCCATCGGGTCAACGTCAATAGCCATTTCGCCGCCCTCAAACTCCCATAACAGGCGGCTGTACTGTGTGTCAGCCTCCTTGATGGTATCCATGCTCTTAGCGAACACGGCCACGCCCATAGGGGAAATCGGGTCAACAGTGTTTGCCGATGCCACGCGGAACCAGCCAAAAAGCTGCCCGTCTACGTTGTTGACGTAGACCACGGGCTTGAGGTCTTTCCACTGCGGTACTTCCGTCAAGGAAATTTCCTTGCCGAGAGCATCGCGGGAACTGGACTTAAAGGCCCGCTGCGTAATTTTGATTCTATCGCCCTCGACGGTGTGCCGCTCAAGGCGGGAATAGTAGGTCTTGCCCTCCGAGAACATATCACGGAAAACGACATCGGACAGGTCGCTGTCATCGCCGAAAGCAATGGGATACAAATCCCAATCGGGGGTATAGTCGAAATAGATATGCCCGTCACGGACATACGGCTTTATCGTCATGCCGCCCGCCGCGCATCCGATCTCGGTTTTGCTCCGTAATTGTGTAGCCAGTTTTTCAAATTCTTTGCTCAGAAATTCCGAGCGCGGGTTGGCGATGTCCTCGCCGGTGCCATCATCCTTGCCCGCCGTGATGCTCCACTTAAATTCAAGCGTGACCTGCCGGGAAATCTCGGACGCGATGAACGCAGGAATGTTGAGGGTTTTGACTTGCTCGTTTTTGTAGACGGGCTTGTCCAGATACGCCCGGTGCCATGCTTCGAGAGCAATCTGCATCTCCTGCGACAGCGGCGTGTCGATGTTCTCCACCTGCTGGATATTCTGATACGGAATCACTCTGCCTAACACCTGCCTTATCATGGTATAGATACTTGAAAAAATAGACATGGGCTGTACCTCACAGGCCGCGCCGTTTCCAAATCGGATTGAGCGCGTACCGCACACTGTCAATGCTGTGGTTGTCCTTATCGGGGTATTGCCCGGTCAGTTCATCGTCTTTGGTGCGCTCGTATTCGTATTCGGCGAACTCTCGCGCCGTTTCCGGGCATCGGTTGGGATCAACAACGATTTTCACCAACGATTGCAACCATTTCATGCTGTACCGCACGGAATCCGGCCCCTTTTCAGTGGGGCGGATGGATGCGCCGTAGGCTTTCAAGTCCGCAATGGATTTCGGCTCGGCGCTATCTGCAATAATGAGGTCTTGCGATGTTACGTTCTTTTCTTTCTGTAGGCGCTGCCAGAAAACCTCATTCGGGGTTTTGTTGCAGCGCAATTCATCGAAAATATAGAGCGTCATCTTCGAGGGGCGATAGCACATCTTGCTCCAATGGTTGGGGTCGGGATACCAGCCCCAGTCGATGCCCTCGTAGATGTAATCAAACGACGCAATTTCGGCATCGGTGATTTCGCGCAATTCAAGGTTGCTGAACACCTCACCGCCCGTGCCCGTGGGGATGCCCAGATACTCATGTTCATAGGCGCGGGGGTTGGTTTGCCGCAACAGCTCCGCATCATCAAAGAACATCTGACCGAGCCATTCAGGCGGCACGGTCAAATAAGTGCTGGAATGAACCAGCCTATCGGGGCGCTGGACAAGCGCCTCCTGATTCATAAAGTTGTTCAGGGTGATGGGCGGGTTGAACGACATGAAATTCCAAAACTTAGAGCCGCCACGGTTGGTAGATTGTAACACGTTTCGGATTTCTTTCATCCCATCGAACGTGTCCGCTTCTTCAAACCATGTGATGGCGCAGTACCCTTTGGGAAATTTCAACGATTTCAGCTTCATCGGGTCATCAAGACCGCGAAAAAGAATCGTCTGCCCGGTGCTTTTCCGGGTGATGCTCATGGGGGAAACATGGCAGATAAATTCGCTGTCAAGGCCCAGCTTGTCAAGGGCAAAGACCATTTGGCTGTAAACGGAATCGCGCAGGGTGTTGGCGGTCTTGCGGAATATGACCGCATTGCAAGCCTCGTTTCCCGGCTGAACCATAATCAGCGGGATGGCAAAGCCGATAAAGGACGATTTCAACGAACCGCGCCCGCCCTTGAGGAGATATTGCGAGTGCCGATGATCGAGAACATCATCCAGCAGTTCGTCATAGTTGGGCGCGATGACATCTTCGATGTAAACATCAGGCATCGGGCACCGCCTCCCCATCGGCAGGGGCGCTGGTGGGTGTAGCCGTGCTTGCCTGATCGGCATTGGCTTGCTCCGCTGCCGGGGCATCGCCCTCAGCCACGGGGGCGGGCTTCTCGCCGCGTATCAGGTGGATGCGCACTGCATTAGGGTCGCTGGCAGGCTCAGTCTTGCCGGGGCCGCCTGCGCCCTCTGTGGGCGGCTCAGGCGGGGTAAACTCATCAACACCAAACTGGCCGGGGGTGCCCGGTTCCTGCCCCAGAACGCGCAGAATGGCGAACAGGGATTCAATGTTGCCATTGATGGCAGATTGGATAAGGGGAATAAGCATCTGCACCATGAGGGTCGTATTCTCAGAGAACACGTCATCATAGCTCGTCAACTCGGCGCTGGCCTTGTAGTGAGCCTTGCCGCCCTTTTTCTTGTGCTGAGGTTTTGTCAGCAGGTTCAGCAGGGCATCCTTTACCAGCTTCTCCTCCCGGCGCTTTTTGGCCGCTGCCTTACCGCCTTTGGAGCGGATGGCGAACGCCTCCTCCGGGGGGAGCTGATTCAGTGGCGGTTTCATCCCGGACGTATTGCGAGGCTTTTTCTGCTTTTTCTCGCCGGTGTCGGCGGGCTTCGCGTCTTGCGGCGCGGGGCTTGCGCTGATCTCCGGCATAGCCTCGGTATTTTCGGGCATCTGCTGCCACCTCCTATCAGTAAAAATAAAAAAAGCACCCGGCGCATTTCAGCGCTGAGTGCTAAGGGGTATTCAGTTACTTTGTGATGGGATTATTCATCGTCTGCGTCATCTTCGGCATTTGCCTCGGCATCCTCGGCATCGAGAATGGCGAGTGCCTCAGTATCGCCCCGCTCCGTCAGGATGCGGCGCTCCATGTTGCGCAGGTCATCAAAAAAGCTACCATCCGTTTCAATAGTTCTCTGCTTTGCCATATCGAATCTCCTCTCAATTCATCGAAATTAGCGGTTGTATGTATAATCCTTTTTGCGGGTGATGAACTCATAGCCAAACTTGGGAGCCGTGCGTCGCCAGTAGTCGTTGAGATAGCCAACGGCCATCTGGCGGGCCATGTGTATGGCGGATTGCTTGCTCTTGCCGTCTTTGAGCGCGTCATCATACGCTTTTGTGTAACGATCAGACAAATAGCGCTCGATCTGCTTATAGTCCCGGTTGATCTGGTTATAAAAGGCTTTCGGTTTTGCACCCTGCCCTTTACGCATGATGTAGTTCATCTCGCCTTGGCCGCTGGCCGTGGCGCGATGCTCTGCCCATTTGGACTCAAGCATATTTTTGACATCAGCAAAAGAGAACGTGCCTCCGAAATCTGCTGCGCCTTTAGGATGGCCGTGCGTGACGGTTGCGCCCTTATAGTCCAAAACGGACATCGGGAACGAAACAGAATGAGAATTGCCCTTGTACGCCTCGACCAGCTTGCCGTCTTTGTCGAAAACGAAAAGCTCCTCATGTTTCAGATTGCGGATGCGGCGTTCTGCATCCTCAAGGGTCATATTGCCAAACTTGGAAATATCAAGCGGACGCGGCGCACCGCCGCCCTTGCCCTCTTTGCTCAACCAGTCGATAAAACCGTTGATGTTGCCTTTACCGCCTCTGCCGCCCATGTTCAACCTCCATTATAGCGCGATGCGCCGATTTTGTAAATAAAAAAGCGCCGCAATGTCAATTTTAACATTTTGACGCATAATGTACTAATCTTGCATCTGCTGTTCAGATGACTTTTTGCCTTTTACCCGTGCTTTAAGTTTCTCTTGAAACGACGTGACATGGATGATATTTCCCTCACACCCGGCGGGCACCTTGCCGTAGAAGATGATCTGCGCGGGCTGTAAGCGCCGTAGCATCTCATTGTACCCGGCCATGAACAGGTCTGCCGATTCGGGGCTTGCCTGTGTGCCGACACTCGACACGGCCACCGCGCCGCCTATCGGTTCACCGTCAAAACACCATGCAAAGCTATCCGGCGTACTCCATGAGATAGTCGGAATGACCTTGATGCCGTGGGCCTGCCAATAGGCACCCAGCCAGTGCTTGCGGTAGTGGTTGTAAATCTGGATGATGCGGGGAAAATCCGTATATGTGCTGAAATCGGGGGTGCATACGGTATCAAACCGCGCCATCATACCGAGGTAGTTGTCGGGATGCGCCCAGATGCGGTTGAATTGGTAATCATCAACGAAAAAGTGAACGCCATGCTCTGACGGCTCCTCACACCCTTTGGCGTAGTTGAAACTTATCCAGTTTTCAGCCGTGGTCAATTCGGGCCGCAGGATGGGGATGTCGAACCGCCCGGCGCCGGGGAAAATGCCCTTATTGAGATTTTCGTAATTGCGCTCTGTGCGGTACACCATAGACCTCCGGGAAAGCAATAAAAATGCGCCGCAGTTGTGACACTGTGGCGCGTAATATAGGGGCGGGTCAACGGCGGCAGTACCGGCATCGGCCCTCGCGGCGAACCGCGATAATAACCAAAATCAGGCGCGTCATACGGGGAATGGAGAAAAAGCCCGTTTTGCCGTGGACGCGCCGCGAGGTGAAATGCCCTCAAGCCTCGCATGGTTGCACAGGCTGGAATCGAACCAGCTACTTGCAGGGTATGAACCTGCCGAGCTGCCAATGCTCTACTGTGCGATATAATATAGGCCACTGATCGGAAACCGCCAGCGGTGGAACCGCGTGAATGGATTGCAAACCGCAATTTGCCATCACTGGGGAGGTGCAGATCACTTGTGCCGCCGCAATGGCCGGACGACGGCAATGGCCTAATGGAACCGCATAAGGGTCTTGCACCCTTGCCATGCTATGGGGATAACACAGCGCCCTTTTCGCTCTAATTGCTGATTGAACAGCTATGCGGTAAAATGCCCCGGCCCCGTAGGCTACCGGGGTAAAATTTAGTGCAGGGGTCAAGGACCTGCACAGCGCCGGGCGTGAGAGGCGCACCCAGCGTATAGGGCTTTTGCCACCTCGGCACAAACACGAACGCCGCCGCGCTTATTCACGCAGCGGCGTTTGGAGGTGACAGCGGGGAAAGCACGAGCGAGGGAGCGCCCAGAACTCCCTCGCCCTAAACCCGCAAATACATAATACGCGCATGGGAGCGAACAATCAATATTTTACGTTGAATTGTTCGTTTTGTTCGCTTTTTTCTATGCGGTTTTTGCTAAATAGCGCTTGCAGGCCATACGGCAGGCATCGCCAGTGTATCCCGCGCCCACGCTTGCACCCACCTGCGCCCACGACAGGCCGTCCACAAAGCGCAAGTGCATAATGAGCCGCAACTGTGCATCGTCCACGCCGTCAAGGTACGCCGTGATGCGGTCACGCTCTGCCATAGCGCGGGCCAGTTTGCCTCTGATCTGCTCTTTCAGCTCGATGATGGCTATCGCGTCACTTTCGACACTCGACCCTGCACCACCGCCACCGGGCATCCCGGACATATTCGGCCCACCGGGGGATGTGGCGCGGGCCTCAAGCTCTGCAAGGTGCTGTTTATCACGGTCAATCTCCAAATTCAGCCAATGGAGCTGAGATAATTCTTTCATCGTCATAGTCAGACGGCCTCCTTTGCCGTGATGATTTTTGCTTTTAGTGATTCCAGCAGATGGTTTTGTTCGGTGACACGGCCCATGACCGTAGCGATGGCATCCTCATCCTGCCCGCCCTGCACAACCAGCGAATGGATGACGACGGGATGCGTCTGTCCCTGCCTGTGTAGCCGCTTGTTCGCCTGCAGATAAACCTCCGCCGAGTATGTCAGCCCAAACCAGATGATGTGATGCCCGCCGTGTTGCAGGTTCAGACCGTAGCAGCAGGACACGGGATGAGCCAGCAGAATGTCCACCTCTCCCGCGTTCCATGACCGTTCATCGTCGGGGCCGTTGTATACGCGCACCCGCAGACCCAGCGGCTCAAGGGCGGCGAGGATGCGGGCGAGGTCGTGCTGAAACCAGTAGAATAGCAAGGCGTGTTGACCGTGCAGGCCCTCGATCAGCTCCACCAGCGCCGCCAGCTTGCAGTCATGAACAGGGATGACCTTGCCATCCTCATCATACACAGCGCCGTTGCAGAGCTGTAACAGCTTGCCCGCCAGCACTCCCGCCGTGCCCGCTGTGATGGTCGATTCGTCCACTTGCAACAGTGCATCCCGCTCCAAACGCTTATACGCGGCGGCAGCAGGGGCGTCCAGCTTGACGGGTATCTCATCATAGATGCGGTCAGGGAGGGTCAGATAGTCGTCGCTGGACAAGCTGATGCAAATGTCACTGATAGCGGCATAGATGGCCTCTGCTGCGCCCCGGCGGGCCTTGTAAGTAAATATCTGCGATCTGCTGCGCTTGTCCGGCTCAAAGTACATATCGCGGTAAACGGAGATCGTGCGGCCCAGCCGCTGCCCACCGTCCAGCAAGTAGACCTGCGCCCACAAGTCCATGAGGCCGTGCGGCGAGGGGGTGCCGGTCAATTCCACAATGCGCTTGATTTTGGGTCGCATTGACCGCAGGGCCTTAAACCGCTTGGCCTGATGGTTTTTGAACGATGACGATTCGTCCAGCACGACCATATCAAACGGCCACGCCTTGCCGTACTCTTTGACGAGCCACTGCACATTGTCTCGATTCGTCACATAGATGTCGGCATCCACTGCCATCGCGGCGCGGCGTTGTGTAGCTGTTCCCAGCACCTCGGAGCAGCGCAGATGCCGCAGATGCTGCCACCCTGAAATTTCGGTGCGCCATGTTGCCTCGGCAACTTTCTTCGGCGCAATGACGAGGCATCGCCGAATTTGCCACGCATAATACTTGAGATAGTTAAACGCGGTCAGCGTCATCACGGTTTTGCCCATGCCCATGTCCACGAAAAGCCCGGCAGCGGGGTGATCGATGATGTGCTGGATGCAAAACTGCTGATAGGGGTAGGGGTGGAACTCTTTACAATCCATCTTGCCGCATGACCTCCTCGCAATGGCTGAGAATCGTCTGCACCTGTTCCGGGGTCGATACCGTGCTGAACACGGTAAAGCCCAGCCGCCTCATCTGATTCTGTACATACGTCTGCCGCATCCGCTCCCGCTTGCCAACCTGTTTAAGCTCCACGAACACGACACGACCTCCCGGCAACAGGATCATCCTATCGGGCACCCCAGATGTGCCGGGGCTTTCAAATTTCAGGCATTGCGCCCCGCCGCCCAATTTCTTCACACCGTCGCGCAGCTTGCGCTCGATGACCTTTTCCAATTCCGGCATCCTAATAGCCTCCCATCTTTTTCGCGGTATCGCCGCCGCGCTTGTCCACCTGACTGACACACGCGCACGCGCGTATAGACCCGTAAATACGGGGGTATATGCGCTCTCACGCGCGTTATTTTACTTATTTTTATTTTTATTTATTTTAAGTGTCAGAAGTGTCAGTTATAGATATATTGCAACGATACATCGTTAAAATTTAGGCTGACACTTTAACTGACACTTGTATTTTGCGTGTCAGTTGTGTCAGTGCGCTTGTTCACAACTTTTTCATATTCGACTGACACTTCTGACGGTTCTGACACTTGGCATATAAGGAAGTGTCAGCTTTTTGGCCTAAAGTGTCAGTTGATTTTTATACACATTACACCTGTCTGTTGAATCTCCGATAACCGCGCTGCTGCTTGTACGGCCCAAACTTCATACCCCGGTTAGCCTCCCATCCGGGGATGCTTGCCAGCACAGCGTTGATTTCACGGGTGTCTGCCTGCTTGATGTCACGGGGGGCACCGTTGAAAAGTTCGCACCAAACCTCGGCGGCACAGATGCGGTCACGGGGCATTGTCGGGATGTCCTGCCCCTTGCAAGCCCCAGCCCAATAGTCGCGGCGCTTGTCCAGCGGCCACTCAAGCCAGTTCGTGGGAACATCATGCTCCACAAAATCACGGATAAGACCCTCGCGGACAGATGCCTCGCGGTGATCTTCTTGCCGTGCGCGGGCGGCGTCTGCCAGATCGCCGGTCAGGAACAGCGGCTCTCCCATCATCCAGCGCATCTTTGCCTCAGCCCAAATCTGATTGATTTCGTCATCGGTCAGATCCCATGCACGGTGAATCAGTTCGCCTTGTCCCACATCCACGGGCCAGAAACGGCGGTTGCCCGTGGTGTCTTGCAGAAAATCGCTGACGTTGCAGGTGCCGAAAAAGACACAGCAGCGGGGCAGTTCTTTCACATTGCGGCCATAAGCGGCGCGGTAGCGGTCATAGCGCAGGCTCAAAAACTGCTTGATGCGGGATACATCTGTTTTGCGGAAAGCATCAAGTTCTGCTACTTCGACCAGCCAAACGCCCTGCAAAAGCTCGGATGCCTCTTTGCCCTCAAACGTGCGGATGCTGTCGTTGTACCAGCCCTTGCTCATTCTGTCCAGCAGCGTGGACTTACCGAGGCCCTGTGGCCCGCACAGAATCAGCATATTATCGAACTTGCATCCCGGCTCCATCGCACGGGCCACAGCACCGACAAACGCCTTGCGGGTGACAGCGCGGGTATAGGGGGAATCGTCAGCACCGAGGTAGTCGATGAACAGGGTGTCCAGCCGGGGCACTCCATCCCACGCCAGACCCTTGATGAAATCCTGCACCTCATTAAATGCGTGTGTAGCCGCATGGATGTCTAGCCCCGCGTCGATGGCATTGCGCTTGGTGATCTTGTATCCCTTTTCCATGTACCAGTACATTGCGCTGATGTCAGAATCAGCCCATGCCCGCCGCTTGAATTTGTCGGGGTCTTTGTCCCACGGCAGGGGGTACAGCACCTCGCCGCGCCCGCTGAACTCATTCAGCATGAACCGCCCGCACAGGCGGGGGTCATTGTTGAGAATCAGCAGAACATTGTCGATGGTCTGCTTGATTTTGCCGTTTTCATCGCGCTGGATATAACCCAGCCATGCGTTGGGGTCGGTCTGCTGACCGTCATCACCGATGACCTCGCCCTGCACAGGCTCGGCGCCGTCACTATCGCCGGGGGTCTGCTGAGGCCCGTTGCCGGGGATGGGGGCGACAGCGCCAAAGTCAGCCTGTAACTGGGCGAACTGCTCTTTGTTGTAGATGGCCTGCACCGCGCTATCCTGCATCGCCATTTCGCACATCGCCTTATAAGACGGGAGCTTGCTGACCGGGGTATTGCCGGGGGCGCTGTCGTCCTTATCGCCGTATAGGTGCAGGCGAACAAGATCAAAGGCGTTCACAAGCTGCATAGAGCAGGGGTCGGTAGCGTGATGGCTGTACAGGAATTTGCCATTATCGTAGATGATAGCGCCGCCCGCCGTGCTGCCGCCCGTATAGGTGTACCGCTCCTCACTGCCCATAATGCACGGGGTATAGATGCCGGGCAGAAACTTGTCCATCGCCGTGCGGATGTCATAGGCGCGGCAGAACGCGCCCACGATGCCGGGCTTTGTCAGCGGGTCGCCCTGCTTGAGTGCCATCTTTTGGTAGTTCGGGGCAGCGCCGGGAACCTGCGGCCACTCGACCATGTTGCGCCAGTCCGTGTAGGTTCCCAGCAGGAACGCCACAGATGCCAGCGGCGCATCCTTGCAACGGAACACATAATCCGAATCCACGCAGGCACTCGGCCAGTACATAAGGCGGCTTGCCTGAAATGTGGTAGGGTCGGCTTTATCAATGCCAATCAGCCACGCTAGCCGCCGTGCCAGTGGCTCGTACTCATCGGGGGTGGCAGTACGGTCAAGGGGGATTACGACGCGCAGGCGGGGCTTATTGGGGCAGTGCTTGCGTGTGGAGTAGATCGCATAGCTGCATCCGATGGCATTCACGCGGCTCACGATTTCATCGGTGCCCCAGCCGGGGATATTATCGAAGTCAAGCGTCACAAGGTCACGCCCGGTCACTGCATTGGCCTTGCGCCGTCCGCCGTTGAGGGAGCCGCCCACGAACCCGCCGACATCCTTTAACGCGTCCTGCTGAGGTTTCGGCAGGTGCATATATGCGTCGAGCGTTTCCGTTGAACGGACGGGATTCCGCAGGCGGTCATACAGCTCTGCCACGGTCATCAGCTGGGATTTCCAGTTGAGATCGTTTCGGGATGCGCCGGTGGTGATGGTAATTTGTCTATCGAATTGCATGACCGTTTTCCTCGCTTTATCGTTATAATGGGGTTTCGCTGTTAGGCTGTTCACGGCTGAACAGCTCAGATGCAACGGATGTCAGGTATCCGGCAATTTCGGAAAGCTCAATGCCCTTAGTTTCCCATCGCATGAGCGTGTACATGGCCTGATCCGGATTTTCGGGGTCGGGGCTACGGGCGATGCACACCAGATTTTTAGGATTCTGCTTTGCAATGGCCGTCAGCCATGCCGCGATGCCCTTTGTGTAATCGTTGCCGTTCGGGTCGAGGATGACTACGGGATAAACCTCGGCATCCTCTTTTTCATTCGGTGTAGCCATATCTCTGATTTCCTCCTCACTTGTAGATGTCGCCGCTCTGCTTGTGCCGCAGGGTGATTCGGCCTACGACCTCAAACCCCGCCAGCCCGCAAATGTACTTGACCGTGTGGATAAGCGCGGCGATAGCATCGAACCGTGCCCGGTATTCACTGGTTGCTGCCGCCTCAATGCCCTGATAGGCGGTAGGGTCAGCATAGCCCTTGTCGTTGTAGTAGGGGTTGTTGCGGGAGTTGAACGCCCGCTCATCGACAGAAAAATCAATCACTATAATTCACCATCCTTGCACCGCAATCCGGGTTGATGGTTGGCGCGTCCTCGATCAGACCGCGCACATATTCGGCACCAGCCTTATATGCCTGATATTCGCTGCCGTCATAGGCGCTACCGTTCAAGTCTATTAAACGTAATATGCTGTTTGCATCAATCAGCCGAGCTGGTTCTTTCGGCTGGCTTGCGCCCAGAATCGGGCGGCCTATTGTTGTGTTCATTCGGATAACTCCTCTACATACGCCATGTTCTGGCGCAGATTGAGCGATTTTGGATTGAGAATACAAGCCGGTGCGACAGCGCCGCCGTTGCACGCACCGTAGTTGTACAGCAGATCATCCGTGTCCATAGTGCGAACGACGCTCGATTCCCCCGCGTCGGAATCCTTATCACCACAGCCCAAAGGCGTGGCAGTCCAAATCAATCTTTCGCTGTCGTAGTGTGGGATGAACTCGCGGTACTTGCGATACTCGTCGCAAGTCAAGATAAAAACGGCGTCTTTCACCGTTCCATAGGCGCGGTCTCCGTTGTCTGCAACAAGGTCAACAATATGTGGCAGCAGACCTTTACCACCAAAAACAGCGTTCGCCATATCAGATAGAATTCCACGCACATTACTTGTGCGGTAGTTATTCCAGTTGCCTTTTTCATCGGCAAATTTATCACTTGGGCAGAATTTTACTTCTTTTGCCCACGGCTTTGCTGTAATGGCCAACACGCCACCGTCAGGGTGGTTCGGGTCAAGGCAGACCCACTCAACGCTTTTGAACATAAAGTGCTCGCCGGGACGCAGGGTTGTGATGTTAGTCATTGCCGCTCTCCTCTGCGCCCGCAGCGGCGCTCTGTACGGTGGTTTCGGTTTCACCCAGTACATTTGTTGTTGTGACCGTTTCGGCCTCAGCCGGAGCATCGTCGGGGTCATGGGCGGGTGTCCAGCCCGTGGCCTGCATCAGTGCATCGTACCGCATCATCTCATTTACGACCTCGGCCACAGTAGGGGACGGGGCAGCCTTTTCCGGCTCAAAACCAAAATGCTCGTTGAGAGCCTGTTTGCGCCAGTATTGAGCCATGCGGACAGCGTGATTTCGTTCATCGGCGTGGCGATATGCGGTGGTTTTCCAGATGCGGGTTTCCTGCTTGGCGAACTCAAGGCGCGTTTTCAGGGATGCAATTTCAGATTCCGCGCTCTTTTTGGTGATGTAGTGCTGAATCGTAGCGCAGACAGTACCCAGCACCAGCAGACCGCCCCAAACAATATCAGTGTTCACAGCTCATCCTCCCAATCCTCAGAGATGCCCTCATCAAAATCTTCATCTGCCGGTTCAATGAACAGGCAGTGACGCTCATCAATCGGGATGGACGCGCCATCGGGGCAAGCCTCGACATCTCCCGTGGATTGCTCGGAATAAATAACCTCAGCATCATCGGGGGACATCTTTTTTGCATCCTCGGCGGATTCGGCATAAGCCATAAAAAAGCCGCTGAACGGTACTTTATACAGACATTTCATTGTTGTCAAACCTCATCTCATCGTTAATATTTTGTTTACTATCGCGTTTTTCTCGGCGTTTTGCCATGCGGCGGTTATATACTTTCATCTTTGCCCATCCCCGATGATTCTGCGCCCATGCGGCGTATCGGTGGCTGAACTCGGATTGATCGGAATATCCCTTGCCGATGTATCCGCGATAGATGCTTTTACGCTTCATCGCCCGCATCCTCAATATGTTTCAGTGTAGCTGTTGCCAGTACGTCCTGCAGCTGGGGATGTCTGCCGCAGGATTTGCCCTCGGTGCAGAATTGGTACTTCGGGTTGATTTCACATTGCGGAACCATCATCGCCGCGATTTCGGGTGACAGTAGGGCGATTTCTTTCTTCATTATGGAGAACATATTGCGAATCTCTTGCTGTGCGCGGGAGCAAAGCCGCAGGTGACTCGCCTCAATCAGTGCCCGCGCGTTCATGGATACATACAGCTCAGTGGGTGCGCCGTTGGGCAGAACCATTCGCGCATCCTCTTTTGCCACGCCATCCTTAATCAAGCGGTCATAGGCATCCCATGCGTAGTCGTAGGCATCGGCGATTACGCCGTTCTGATCTTCGTCAGTGGACGCGGGAAACACTGGCTCGGAGCGGCTCTCGTCACAGTATCGCTGACTACGCACGGAGAAACTGAAATGCCGATGCCGGGTCAACTGGGCGAGGCAAGCACGGCTGAGGTGACTAACATGGAATGTGAAGTAGACATGCTCATATACGCTCAGATGACCAGTCTTGGTGCACCCCTTAGCAATTTTGAAATTGACAAAATCTGGTGCACTGTCATAGCACACACTTGCGGCTTGCTCAACGATGTGCATGGGATTGTATAAGGTATTGAAATTATAGGCCGTACCGCACTGATACGGCATCGGGCAGGAATAAGCAATCAGTTCAACGTTCATGGCTCATAGCCTCCTTTTTGATGCAGGCGTTGCCGCCCATCCGCTGGTAAGCGGCAGCTTTTGCGTTATCAGGTACGATTTTCAGCAGTTTGTCATCGCCGCCCAGCGAGAGAAACCTATCTCTGTACCAGTTGGCTTTTGACAATTCCTGCGTTGCACCGTCTTTCAGACCGCAGCGATATAAGTATTTGTAGCGGCTCAACAGACAAAAATACTGCACGGCGGCAGTGCCGAACCGCTCCTCCATCTCGACGATGCACTCTTTCTGACCGGGGCGGTTGTAGTGGTCAGGGTGATTCACCATCTCCGGCTCGTCGCTATCATGATCTCTCCCGAATAACGGCTGTGTAGCTGTTCCGAGCGTTGCCACAATAGCTCCCAGCAGGAAGATGGCAGTGATAAACGCCAGAACTAAAGCGATGACAAAAAGCCCAATGAGAACCTTTGCGATAGATGTCAGAATAATCATTTTTAACTCCTTCTATGGCACAAACAGATCAGGCAGCATAGCCTTATCATCAATGTAGTAATCAGCGCCGATTTTACGCGGGTTGGTGCCGTATGCCCGTTTCAATTCCTCGGTGTTGTCGTTCACTGCGTCAAATTCCAGCCCGTAACAGCGGCAAAACTCCACCGCGCGGGTCAGCATCTCGCCCTCCCGGCACGTCCACAGGATAATCTTTGCACCGAGGCGGCGGCGAGATATGAGTTTGTCGATCAGGGGCAAATTGGGTGCGCCGATTTCAGGGTAGGCGTTTTCGCAGAGGGTGCCGTCAAAGTCAACGGCGTATGTGGTCGGATGGCTCATTTCAGTTTTTGCTCCTCCATGTATGCCGCCCATTGGCGGTCTTTTTCGGCTTTCATCGCTTTATCCATCGCGTTCATCATGCGGCGCACGACCTCAGCGGCGATTTGCAGCTTTTTAGAACCCTCGGCAATGTCTGGGCTGTCAGCCGTCCAGCGGGCGGCCACGACGACGTTGGGCACCGCCCCGGCGTAGTAGAAACAGGCATCCACAGCATCACAGTAGAGGTAGGAGCGGACGCGCGGGGTGGCACGGGTACTACCGAGCATCGTCATGCCACGCTCGGCGAGGGTCTGCGGAGTGGATGTGACGATGCGATCATTGATGTGGGCCTCATGCGCCGCCTCACGCAGACAGCGCTCCCGTATTTCATCGGTAATTTTCAAGTGCATCATGGCGACACCTCACTGCAACAGCGTGTTAAGAAGGCGCTGGGCGGCTGTCCGCTTGGCGCATTCGCGCAGGGTATCGCGTTCGTCCATCGCCAGAGCGCCCGCTTGCATCAACAAATCCATAGCTTTTGCAAGGGGCATATCGTAGTTGGTGATGCGTAAACCGCGGACAATGCGCTGATGGTAGGTGCGCCGCCCGCGCTCGATAAGGTCACGAATGGCCGTTGCCCCGGCGAACATGGCGACACCCGCCCGCCTGTATACTGCCAGTTCACGGGCCATATCTGCCACGACATTGAGGTTTTTCAAATCCTCGGCGCTTTCATTGCACCACAGGACATCCTCAACTGCGCCGGTCTTTTCGTTGTAGATGACGGAGTATTTACTGTCCCGAATGTCAATCCTCATGGCTGTCAACCTCCCACAGCTTTTCGTCGTGTAGCCGTTCGTTCCACCGCCGATGCTTGGCGGTCATCGTTCTGCCGACCTCGGCGGGGTCATTCAGCGCGGCGGGCAAAATGCTGATGCACAATTCCACATCTGCGATTTCCTCTTGCAGATTGGCAACACAATCTGAGTGGGATTTAGGCGTGGGGTTCTCATTGCGTATCTTGCGGGCCAGCTTGAGCGCGGCCTGCGCCAGTTCAGCCGATTCCTCGGCAAGTTGTTCCAGCAGTGCCGCCGTGCCGATCATTTCCAAAACGTCATCGGGCATCGTCTGTACCTCCCACAATGTCAGCTAGATTGATAATCTCGCCGGGACGCAGATTATTAAACGCTCCTGTTGGCAACGGAATGGTGCGCTGTCCCTCGCCCTTAAAATAGCGGTGATTCGGATTAGGTTTCGCCTCAATAGGCCAGACGATAGTTTTTGCAAACGGCATCATGGCCTTTGCAAGCGCGATGTCCTGCGCCGTCCAGAAAGAGGGTAACGCCCAACTGATAGGGGCGCACCCGTTATTGATACGACAGGACTGCCCCTCCTCGCCAATGTCAAAAATGCAGTTGACGCACCCAATGCACTCGTCACAGTATCTGGACAGATAGTCCGCCGCGCGGCGGGCATCAGCAGCATTTGTCGTCTGTTCCATGCCTTACTCTTCCTTTGCCATCAGATCTTTACCGCACAGCGGGCAGATTTTGCCGTCCACTTTGATGCCACACACGGGGCAGCGCAGGCGCACGTTGGTGTTGATTTCGTGGCTATCGGCATCACTGGCCGCGCCCTCAAGGTTTTTCACGGCCTGCGCGTAGTAGCTGTCTTTCAGTTCAACACCCAGCCCACGACGACCCATGAGTACGGCCTGATAGGGCACAGAACCGATACCCGCAAACGGATCAAGCACGATGTCGCCGGGATTCGTCCACAGGTCGATGCAACGCTCGATTACATCCAACTGCAACGGGCAGATGTGCTTTTCGTCCTTTTCATCGCGGGCGCTCTTGCGCTGCAAGGTGTTGGACTGCCGCACATCCATCCAGACCGGCGAGGCGTATTTCTGCCACACATCCACGGGAAAAGATTCATGGTCGTGGGGGATAGGCTCAGGGTTTTCACCGGGCTTGCGGAATGTCACGACATAATCGGGCAGCCCCTGCCTCGACATAGCAGAATCCTTGCGGATCTGCTTGTGTAGCAAGCCGAGGGCTTTCGTGCGCTGCATCTCCGTGACAGGGTTTTTCCAGATGCACACCTCCGAATGGAAGATAAAGCCGTACTCGGTCATCTCGCGGATAATGTCACCGCGAAAATCCTTGATGCCGATAAAGCCGTCACGGGATTTCATGGCGGGCAGATTCATGCAGTGGATGGATACCAGCCGCCCCGGCATGATGACCCGGTACAGCTCCGCCACGAGGTAGCCGAAGTGCTGTGCAAACTCCGCACCATCGCTGCTGTTGCCCATGTCCCGGTCACTGTTGGAGTAGGTGTACAGACTGGCGAAAGGCGGGGAAAAGATGGAGTAGTGGATGCTGTTATCGGGGATGCCGCGCAGAGTTTCCACGCAATCCCCCTGATACATTGCCCAGCGCTGTGCGCTGTCGATCAACTGATTAAGCACATTCATGTCTAAATTCCTCCCATGCAGGCAGTGTCATAGTCGTTTGCGGTTCATAGGGCGTTGTCAGGCGGCAGGTGCTTTGCAACTGCTTTTTGACGATTTCGCGGGTCTGTTCGCCCATCGCCGCCCGCATCTTATCGCAATCGGCCTGCTTACGCTCAATATTGGCCTTGACCGCGCCCTCACGAGCACTGATAACGATGTACACATCCACCGGCTCAGACTGTCCAAAACGCCAGCAGCGCCGCACAGCCTGATAATATTGCTCATAACTGTCGGACAAACCGACAAAAATCATCTTGTGGCAGTTCTGCCAGTTCATGCCGAATCCGGCGATAGAGGGCTTTGTAACAAGCGCCCGGCTAAAACCCATTGAAAAACTAAGCAGGCGAGAGCTTTTCAGCGACGCCTTATCACTGCCCTTGACTTCTACCGCATCGGGGATGCCGTGCGCCAGTGCTTCACTCTCCGAATTGAGGTCACACCACACGAGCCACTGTTCGCCGGGGTCGCCATTCACCAAATCAGCCGCCGCTTGGCACCGTTCTGCGAGTGTAGCCCGTCTGGCATTCCGGCGCTGCGTCAGCGTCATGCTCTCGGTGATCGGTGCATCTCCGTCCACGATGACCTCATGCACCCTCAGCGGCGGGAGGTCGTACCCCGGCAGGTCATAGCCGAGGTCTGCGGGGCTGTTCATAACCACAGCCCAACTACCCAGCCATTGCCAGAAAACATCCTCAGCGTGACCTTTGAGCCGCCATTTGGATGTCTGCCCGCCGTCATGGACAAAGAACATGGACAGCATCTCAGAGTAGGACATGATGCCCAAAAATTCCGCGTGATTGCCAAGTTCCATAAAGTCATTGGGCGCGGGGGTGGCGGTGCAGGCCAGCCTGAACGGCGTATCCGAGAAAAAGTCGATGATCTGATTGCGCACCTTGCCCGTAAAGGATTTCAGGATGCTGGATTCATCCAGCACTACGGCAGAGAAATGCACCCCGGCGAATTTGTCCAGCTTTTCATAGTTGGTAATGTTCACACCGGGCTGAATATCGTCGGCGGTTTCGCAGAGGGTGACGGGCACTCCGAATTTCAAGCCTTCGCCCACGGTCTGAGGGGAAACGGTCAGCGGCGCCACAATGAGGGCATTTCCACCTGTATGCACACACACCCGATGCGCCCATTCAAGCTGCATCGCGGTCTTGCCAAGGCCGCAATCGGCAAAAATAGCGGCACGACCCTTTGCCAGCGCCCATCGCACAATGTCTTTTTGGAAGTCATACAGCTTGTCGTTGAGGTCGTTCACAGTCAGAACGATGCTGTCGGTATGTACTGCCCGCTCCGACTTGTGAACGACGAAATCAGAATAATTTTCCATCCTCTACCTCCGGGAACCATTTCTTTGTGACCGCGATGGGAAACTCCTCGATCTCCGAGGCCCAAACGCATAACTCTTTGCGCCCAGCGTGTAGCTGTGCCCACACATATGGGAAACCGCCGATGCCATCGAATAGGCTACCAAGGGTGGCATTATCCGGCAGGCGGTCAGCGATACCGCCGAGAACGTAGTACCACTGCGGCAGGGCGATGGAGTTGCCCAGCGCCTTATATCGGGGCGTGTCAGCGTCCTTATGGGTCTTGCCCTTGCTGTCTACCCATTCGCCGAGGTCTGTCCACCCATCGGGATAGCCCTGCAGGCGCTCACACTCGATAGGGGTCAGCCGCCTCACAATCCAGCGGATGATTTTTTCAATCACCGATGGCCCTGTGTTAGCTCCGCCCTGCCCGGTAGCAGTCGTCAGAGTTACAGCCCTATCACCCGTTAGCGTACCGTTATACAGGTCTGCACCTACGGGCTGGGCGATTACTCTACCGAGAGAATCTGCCCTGCCGGGGCCCTTATAATCGCGGGCCAGTAGCGCACCTGCTACGGTATCGCCCTGTAATGTGATGGCTGTATAGTCGGTGACGCGGCTGTTGTGGTCGCCGGTCATGGTAGGAGATGTGATGCCGTCGCCGTTGCCCCGCGCATCATAGATAAGCGGCTCGGCTACGGGATTGATGTAGTTGAGGCTTTGCCCGCCGTTGTCTTTTGCTTGCAAGGTTGCGGACAGTTCTTCATTGGCGGTCATATTGCGGCAGTCAAGCGCGAACGCAACGGCAGGGCGATCAATCGTGTTGCCCTGAATACAAAATGTCGGTTCGACAATAGATTCAGCGAATACCGTTTCACACACAGCAGCGGGAGGATGCGCTGTAGCGGCAAGAGGATGGCAGGGGTCGCCGAAACGTGGATTGCTGCCGTTCTGCGGACTGGTAATCTGCGTTGTATCGAACGGCAGAACATCTAGTATAGCGATGCCGCCCTGATTCTTTGCGGGGTCAGGTGGTGATGTGTCAAGGGTCTTTGCGATTTCAACCTCGCGGCACCCGCTGTGTGGGTTGCTGGATTTCATGGAATTGGACGCCAAACTGTCAAAACTGTATGCCTTCGGCGGTTCGGCCACAAAGAGCGTTTGATCTTGCAATGTAGAGAGGGTTGCGCTTTTTTCGGTCTGCACCAGCGCACCTTTTCCGCCGCCCTCACACCCAGAGCGGATTTTCAGAGTGAACGCTCGATCTGCTGTTCCAGCGCCATTTTCAGCAGTTCCGGCAGTTGCTTGCCCCGGCGTGATGCCCGGCGCAAAATGCCCTCGCAGGCTTTCCGGCTCAAATAGTATTTCTCCGGCACGCCCACCTGTAAGATCGAGGACAAGCGAGATGCGCAGGCGACGTTGGGGAACGCCCCAGTGCTGGGCATCCATAGTTCGCCACGCCAGCGAGTAGTGGTCTGCCAGAATTGCCCCGGCGCGGGGCCATTTGATCCCCCCCCCGTGCGTTCGTAGGTCTAGGAATAACAGCGTCGGGGTCGATGACCCGACAGAGACTTTGCAGGACGGCATGGAAATCTTCTCCTTTGTTTGAACTGAACGCGCCGGGAACATTCTCCCAGACGGCGTATTTGGGGTACGCGCCAAAAGTGGCGTATCTCATTTCGCGGATGATGCGGACAGCCTCAGAGAACAGCCCGGAGCGTTCTCCGGCCATACCGGCCCTTTTCCCGGCGATGGAAAGGTCTTGACACGGCGATCCAAACGTGATGACATCCACGGGCGGGATGGTGTACCCGCTCATTTTCGTAATGTCGCCAAGATGTACCATCGTCAAGCCTCCTCAGTAACAGTGGCAGCGTGTGTAGCCATCAGTGCTTTGCGCTCGGCCATCAAAATCTGCCCCAGCTTATTCAGCCCCTTAGTGCCCTCACTACGGCAGCGGGCACATCCGCAAACGCCCCAGTAGTTGTCATTCCACGTGTTGCCCTCGATCAACTCGGCATCGCCGGTGTCGATAAGAGCCTGTGCAAGGGCTGGATTCTGAGAAAATTTCGCATGGATGACATCGGCCATGATGCCGTCACGCTCTTTCTCCCATCCCTTGCGCAGCTTGATTTTGCGCCCGATGGCTTTTGCTACATTGGGCGGGACAGTGCAGAACACCACGCGGTCAATCGGGACATTGCATTTTGCCGCCTGAAAAGCGGCCTCGGCGCTCCGATAGGTCAGCCCATCAATGGTGATAGGGCAGGCGCAGTAGTTGCTCAAAAAGTGGTATTCGCCGGTAAAGGCGGTGATTTGTACCTTGCTCATTTTCTTTTACGTTTCCTTTCTCGGCTTGTCGCCTTGACCTCGACGCCCGAATCGTGAAGCATCGAGCGCATGAACAGGTCGCCTAAATCTTCGGTCTGGTATTCCATGTACTTGTCCACGACGGCATCAAAATGATTGACGACACGCTGGACGGTTCGCGGGGAAAGACCACATTGGAGCATGGACAGCGCCCAAACGTACTGAGCGCGGGTGCTGATGTCGGCGCGTTCTTTCATAACGGCCTCATGGACGCGCCGTTCCATGACCTTTTTGCCGTTCTGGTCGAGATGAATAAGAGCGTTCATGCGATAATCAGTCCTTTTTGAAGAATTTATCGACCCATCCGTCCGCGTTGAGGGGGAGTGCCTGCGCCCATGGGATGGGCTTTGTCATAATTTTTGTAACGGTGTCCAGCATCGTGTCATTGTCGGCCCATGCAGGCGTGTCGATGACGACTTCATCATGGATGTGGAATACGACGTGTAGGCCCTGTGCCTCAAGGTTTTCAATGGCGATTGCCAGACAGTCACGGGCGATAGCCTGCACGATGTTCTCCACCAGCTTGCCGCCGTAGGTTTCCACCCGCTCCCATCGTTTGGTCGTCTGATTCTGACCCATATAGCTGACCGAGGGATTGCCCCAGCGGTTTACGCCGATTTCGGGGGATGGATAGTACAGCTTGCGCCCGGACGGCAGCAGAATCGTCATGTACCGGGTGCCCGTGATGACATCCAGCTCACAGGCCAGAGTGATGACGGCATCGGTGGTTTCGGAGCGGATAGTCTGTGCGCCGCCGTTGGTGATGACGGTGACGGCGGCAGAATCAACGATGTTCCACAAATCGCGTATCATCGAATTTGTTTCGCGCCATCTGTCCACAATGCCCTTGACTTCATCATCGGAGAGGTCGTCGAGGTTATGCCCAGTGTCCATGCGGCGCATTGCACTGACACCGCCCTGATAGCCGAGGGCCAGTTCTGCGACTTTGCCGCGCTGGCGCAGAGCGTATTCCGGGTTGCCCTTTTTGATTTTCTCAATGGGCACATGGAACATCTGCGATGCCGACGCTTCATAGATTTTGCCGTGGGTGCGGAAAACTTCAAGCCGCCATTCCTGACCCGCCAGCCACGAGATGACGCGGGCCTCAATGGCCGAGAAGTCGGCATCAATCAGAACATTGCCGGGGGTCGCCACAAAGGCCGTGCGGATAAGCTGCGAAAGCGTATCATTGATACTGCCGTACATCAGCCGCAGGCCGTCGATGTTGCGGTCTTTGACGAGCTGACGCGCCGGGGGTAGGGGGTGGGTATAGGTGCGGGGGAGATTCTGCACCTGCACCAGACGGCCCGCCCAGCGCCCGGTGCGGTTCGCGCCGTAGAATTGGAGCAGGCCACGGACACGACCATCATCCGCGATGCAGGTTTCCAGTGCATCATATTTTTTGGTGCTGGTCTTGCCGAGTTCCTGCCGGATTTCGAGCATCCGCTGCACATTGGCGGGTTGCGGCTGTTTCAGCATCGTGGCGACGGTTTCTTTGGTGACGCTGGTGATCTCGGCATCGCTGTCCGTGGCCTCGGTCAGCCATCGGGCCAACTGTTTGATGGAGTTGGGGTTGTCCAGCCCGGAAAGCTGACGGGCCTCGGCCATCAACTGGCTTTTGACCGTAGCGCCGATGACGAGAGCGCCGCTCACCATTTCCATGTCAGCGGCCACGCCCCGCGCGTTCATCGTCAAGTCGGTTTCCCATTGCTTTTGCACAAACGCAGGCACGGGAAACGCCGACAGGCGGCGGTCAATTTCCATTTCGGTTACAACGTCCTGCCCGTTGTACTCCTTGAACAGTTTCCATTTGGCGGGGTCGTGCTTGGGTAGATTGCGGGTGCGGTTCCCGTTGGCATTGGAGGGCTTGCAGGGAACGCAGAAATAGCGGATAAGGGCCTTGCCCGTCGTCAACTTTTTCTTATCTTCAGGCAGGCCCATCGCTCTGCCCGCCGCGTCCAGCGATGCCGGGTAGCCGCAGTAGAGCGCGTGGAGCATCGTATCGCGCCACTGATCGGGGGGCAGCCATCCCAGATACTTGCTGAGGGCAAACCACTCGAAAGCCGCGTTGTAGGCGTGTTTGATGTATAGGGAATTTTTGAGGGCATTTTTCAGCCAAAGGGGAATAACCTGCCCGCTTGCCACATCGATGACCTCAACGGGCATCCCGTCGAGACTGTACGCGAAAAGCAGAATCTCAAAAGACGGGTCGAGGATATATCGGTATGACCCCGCCGCGCCGATGCTGACGGTGCTGTAAGTCTCAAGGTCGATACTCAGATGGTGTAGCTGTTCACTCATGGCCGTTCTCCTCATATCCGAGTTCAGCCAGAACAGAGCCAATCAGCACGGATGTGTTGACCCCACGCCCTTCAAGGGTAAAGACGATGGTGTTGAACAGGGGGGTGTCCTGTACCCATTGGACGACCTCGCGGGGCGTCATGGATGTGGCATTGTGAATGGATTCAATGGCATCCTCATCAACGATGTTATTTGCTTTCCAGACGTTGCGGCTTTGCCGCTCAATATCACAGACAAGCATCGTCTGGACGGTTTCAGGGCGGCGCAGGAGCATCCGCACAATGTTCATGAGGTGCGAGGTTTCCAGTTCCTTGATGCTCACCATTGTATCGTTATTCATGCGCCAAACCTCGGCGCTGTCAAATCGGGTTTTCATCTGGGCATTTCCTTTCCTTATTTATAAGGGAATCCGCATAGACTGCGCCCATTGTGGGCGCAGGAATGCTTACGATTTACGGACACGGAAGCAAACGGGCGCGGACAGCCACGCGAAGGAGGCGTTGTCGCTGCTCGCATGGCCGTTGGCGCTCACATAGCAGAAGGCGGAGGAGTTGCCGGATCGCTGAGAAGATGTCCAATAGGCAGTAGAATCGCCGTTGTGTTCATACATTTTCATGCGATGCCGACGGTCTTTGTACCAATCCATCTGCTTATACAGATCCTCATCACTGAGAACACTGTCACCGCTGAACAGTTCAGACGCGGCAGGCAGGAACAGGCGTTCAAGACGACTAATTTTCTTGCCGTTGATAGTATGCTTGCGTTCGGTATCGATGATAGCCTTGCGCAGTTCATCGGGTAGCAAATGATTGATGCGGTCAAGCCATTTTTCGACCTTACCATAGGTCATGTCGTCACCGAGGCAATCCACGGAATCAAAGCGGATGGCCTTATCGTCGATGTCAGTGACGGTGCACTCAATGCGACGGCCATCCAGCAAGTCAAAGGCCAGCACATCGCCAATGTGGGGATTTGCAGCGATTTCTTTCAGGGCAGTATCGATGTCAATATCAGTGCAGACGGTTTTACGCAAAGTTGCAAAGCTCATTTGCAAGTTCCTTTCCTTTATATGTGGGCTTGATTTTCCTCTTGATTTCTGCCCCGGAGCCGGGGTTGAACCGACATCGCGCGCTTGCTCTACCATTGAGCTATCCGAGTACATGAGAGGAGGGGCCGTAGCCCCTCCCGGTATAGAAAGAGGTGGATGGTTATTTAATTACCAGTACCCTGCCGAAAAGCGTGGTAGCTGGGTCAAACAGGGCATCAAGCACCCTGCAAGGGAGTGTTTCGATTACATCGGATTCCCGGTAAGCGGATTCACAGCGCCGCCAGTGGGATATGTCTGTGTAGCGCCGTTCCACGGTGCCGGGTTCGCGGCAGGCGCGGAGTAGGGCGGCTGGTACACGGGCGCAGCCGAAGCGGCAGTCGGCGTAGGGGTTGCCTGCGGCCAGCCCTGCTGCATGGGCGCGGCGGGGGCTACGGCGTTGCCGACACCCGCGAAATCAGCGGCGGCAGATGCACCGCCAGACAGCGGCTCACCGTCACGAGTTTTCATTACGTTGCCCAGCCCACAGCCGACACCGCGCTTGCCTGCGGTGTTAAAGGGGTAGAAGCGGACAGTCACGCGGGCATACATGCCGCTGTAAATGTCCTGCGGGGCCAGTTCTACGTTGATGTTGTCCTGCCCGACGACCTGCGGCTTGTTTTTGGTGCTGGCGGTGATGACCCAGCAGCCGTGACATTCATCGCCAAACGGGATGCCGCTGGGGCGCACACCGTCGCCGTCGTGGATGATGGAATCCAGATTCGGCGGGATAACGCCGCCCCACAGCGTCCCCGCGCCGATCTGAGCCGCCGCCTGAATGGCACTGCGGAAGTCGGCGATAGTGGCGGTGTCGGTCTTAGGAATCAACAGCGTGGCGCTGTACTTGGCATCACCCACGCCGCCCTGCGGCTGACGGGGCTTGTCGAGACTGACATAGGACAGGCGAACTTCGCCGGTCAAACATCTCTGTGCATCGTTGTTATACATGACACATTTCCTTTCTTATTCGGTTTCAGTTGTATTTTCTTCGTCGCTATCATCGAAATAGGCATCGGTGATTTCGGCAAATTCGGAGTAGCGGTGCATGGCATCGAGGATGTCGGTCTGAGCGCGGCAGATAGTAGCGCTGACATCGGCAAGCATTGCCGCACGGCGGGCAGTGTACGGGCGCATCCGTTTCGGAGAAACCATACGCGGGACAGAGTTCAAAATGTCCACGAGTTCGGCAGATACCAAAACGACGCGGGCCGGGGCCGCGATGCTTTCAGGAATGTCCGGGTCATTGGCGATACTGCGAATTTCATCAACGATGCTGATGTCACCGTCCGCATCCTCAGTATCATCGCAGGGTGTAGCCGTCTTGGCGTCCTCACACCCATCGCGGTTTTCGCAATTCTTGCAGTCATCCTCGTCTTTGGCGAGAGATTTCAGCAGTTCTTTGACTTCGCCATCGGGTGCGCCGCCGACAGCGATAATGTTCACGCCCTCAACCTCGCCGTTGCGGATAGCCTCGCGCAGTTTCGGGTCGTGCTCAGCGGCCAGTTTCAAGAGCATTTGGGCCAGAGGGCTGTTTTTCTCAACTTTCATTTCTGTACCTCCTCAGAATTGAAAACCCATTGTAATTTGGGGTGACATTTCAGCATCTCGATAAAGAAGTCCAGCCGGGTTTTGCGGTCATAGCTGAATTTCAAAGTGTCGTAGGTGCGCTTTTTAAGAGCTTTTTTGCTTGCAAGTTGCTTTTTAGCCTCCTGCAATTCGGCATTGGACAGTCGAGTGCCGACAGGGTGCTTTTTGGTGCGGATGACGGTTTGCAGGTCTGCTACCTCAGTAGAGATGTTCACATAGGCGTCTGCCGCATCCTTACGGTCACGCTCGTACTTATCGCGCTGCCGCTCCCAGTAGGCCAGCAGCTTTTTGGCCTTATCCTCGCACTTTTCGTCCTTGACGAATTGGGAGAGGATAGCGGGCATCTTATTTTTGGGGCAGTCAACCAACAGTGGCAGATATAGCTCCATCTCAAACCAGCCATCGTCCCGATGGTGATAGCTGATTGTGATATGGTCGTAATCGTCAAACATGGGTTAAACCCCTCCAAAATCAGCGGCGGCACTGTTGTACGGTTCGCGCTTGTCAGATTCGTCAACCAACGTCGGCTTGCCCATCGGGCGGTCAATCTGGTCGGCCAGCAGTTCAGCAAATTTTTTCTTGCCGAGCCGCTTTTCCAGTTCGGACAGAGAAACGGGCTTGCGGTCATAAAGCATGGCCTCATCGTAGCCTGCCTTGATAAGCGTTTGGAACGCGGCATCGGTGTCATGAAACGCGCGGACGCTACGGCCTGCAACGACTTTCCATCCGGGAATTTCGCCGCCGTCGAGAATGGTCTGCTGTGCATAGGCTTTCAGATCGTCATACCAACTCACCAAAAACTGGCCGCGCGTCAGCAGTTGGCCGATTTCTTCATCGGATAGCGCTTTTTGCAGACCCATCGCGCGGCGCGTGATGTTGTCTTTCGGTTCATCGGCGGGGACGCGGCCCATAGGCACACAGGCGGCGAAATCTTCCAGAGCCGTGTTGATATTGGCACGGGCGCGGCATTTTGCCTTGCCCCGGCAGAACTTGCAGTGCTCGCCGGGAACAAATACGCCGGGGCCGTTGAACGCCTCCACAGCGAGGGGATGGATTTCAGCGCCCCACGCCAACAGGTCATCCACGGTCATCTCATCCTCGGACGGGTCGGCGCTGATTCGGGGCTGGATAATGGTCATGCGCACCTTTTTGATGGTGTCACCGTACAAGGGCCGGTACTTTGCAAGGGCACCGAGGGCGTAAAGCCGCATCTGCGGATTGCCCACGGCATCCACACGGACACCCTTGCCGTGTTTGTAGTCAAAAATGTTCAGCGTGTCATCGCCGATCATCACGCAATCACAAGTACCGAAACCATCCGGCACGACATCAGAAAAGTCCACCTGCTGCTCCGTCATAATCGCCGGAGGATTGGTGTAGCCCAGCGCCTTTTCCATAATCCAGTCGCAGTAGACCTTGGCACAGGTCAGCATTTCGGGCTGATAGAGCTTGTTCCGCTGCAGGGGACGCAGCTCCTCAGCCATCGCATCCACATCGCCACGGGTCTTGACGAACAACTCGCAAATGCTGTGCGCCAGCGTACCCTCCTCGGCATAGACGCTCGTACTGGCCGGGAATTGCGCCTCAAACGTGGGCGACGCGGTACAGACCAGATAGCGGTGCGCATTGGATGCGCCGCACTTGGCATGAATTTCAGGGCTTGCCATTTGCTTTCTCCTTTTCTTGCTGTTGATAAAAGGCGTGAAGAATACTTTTCGCCGCGAGAATCCCGTCCATATACCCCTCGGCGCGTTTTCCGCTGTGTGGGTTGTTCTGGGCCTTGCGAGTTAGCAGCGCTTGCAGGGCATCATATTCCCACGCCGTCATCTTAGCACCCTTAAAACTTTGCGCCGAGGGCGGCGAGGTCAGCGGCCACATTGGGCAGATACTCTTTGGGAATCTGCGTGACGGCCTGAACGCCGTACTTTGCGAGGATGCCCTGCAGCTGCATAGCAAATGCGGGGTTGCTGTTCATCAGCGGCATGGCGGCGTTGATGATCTGCTCAAGGGTGATGTTGCTTTGCTGAGGCTGTGCCGGGGCGACAGGAGCGGGAGTGGGTGCAGCGGCGGGCTGAGGGATGAACTGCTGGGTCACAGGAGCGGCAGGCGGGGTCATCACGGGAGTAGCCGTTGCAACGGGCTGAGGCATCACAGGCGTGGCCATGGGGGCGGCAGGAGTAGGCTGCTGTGCAGGAGTGATGACGGGGGTCTGCACGGGCTGAGATGTCACGGCGGGCTGTTCAATGGATGCCGGGGCGGCGACAGGTTCAGACGGGGCAGGAGCAGAAGCCGCAGGTGCGTCCGGGGCAGTCTTGGCAGCGGCTTTCTTGCTGCGAGAGTTTTTTGCCGGGGCGGCGGGGGCATCAGTACCCTTGCTTTCGATGGCCTCGGCCAGATGGTTGATGGCGGCGCTCAGTTCAGGAGCGTCAACGGTTACTTTCAGTTCGATCATGGTGTGTTACCTCCAAAATTTATTTGACGTGGGCATCGGTGCCCTTGTCGTAATTGAAAACGGGGAGAATCGTATCGTCGATGACGGCGGCGACAAGCAGAAGCGCCCACGATGCGATAAGCAGTGCGGGACGGTCAGGCAGACCGAAAATGATGCGGAGAAGCGGGTCGATCATGGCGTAGTACATAGCGACCTCGATCACGAAGAAAAGTGAGATGCGGCCCGCAAGGTTGATAATCTTATACATGAGCGGCCTCCCGTTTTGCTTTCCATGCGTTGTACCGGGCGAGGTTGTCAGGGTTCTCATAGAACGCCTTGCAAGCGGCGTAAAGCGTATCGCCCAGAACCCGCTTTTCTTTCTCCGGCATTTTGTCAAAGTCGATTGTGATGCTTTCCATGCTGTACCTCTCATTTCGTAAGATGATTTATAATCATCTATCAGGCAAAAAAAATTGCCTGCCTATCGCTATCGCTCAGTTCCAAAATCTCGGACAACTGGCGAATCTCGCTCGCCTTAAACTCCGAGATGTTATGTATCTTATTGTACAGCGACATTTCGGAGATGCCGAGCTGCTTTGCCAGTTCGCGCTTAGTGATACGCGCCTTAGTGATCGACATTTCCAGTTTGATGGTATCAATCAT